TAAACGTGAATATCATCTTCATGGAATTAAATATACTGAAGACGGATGGAAAGAAGCAAGACGTAATCGTGAAGGTTTGCCTTGGTATAAAACAGCAATGGGTCAAGCAGGTCAAAATAGAAACTAATATGAAGATAGGATTATGTGGAACTATGAGTGTAGGTAAAACTACATTAGTAAATGCTTTAAAAGAATTACCTGAATTTGAAGGATACAATTTTGCTACTGAGCGTTCTAAGTATTTGCGTGATTTAGGAATCCCATTAAATACTGATTCAACATTAAAAGGACAATTTGTATTTTTAGCTGAACGTTGTGCTGAGTTAATGCATGAAAATATTATTACAGATAGAACAGTAATTGATGTTATGGCATTTACTAAAGCAGCTAAGTCAATTGAATATTATGAAGCAGAAGCATTTTGTGATGCTGCTTATAAGTTAGTTGAAGAATATGACTATGTATTTTATGTTTCTCCTGAAGGTGTAGATATGGAAGATAATGGAGTTAGAACTACTGATTTAAAATATAGAGAAACTATTGATAGTATTATTAAATTAATATTATATAGGAGTAATCATAAAATTAAAAAATTGGTTGAATTATCAGGTACTACTGAGGAACGTATTGCAAAAATGACAGAGACAATCTTTGGTTAATATTTATGAGTATGAAATTGTCTGAATTAAAAAAGCAAATCAAAGATAACATATACGAAATTTTATCTGAAGAAAACATAGATGAAGCTACATATGTAGGAGCAGAAGCTGCTGATGATCTTCAAAAAGATCCTAAATTCGCAGCTGCTAAAGATAAAACCACAGCTATTAATACTTTAAAATCTGGTGGTAGTGTTACCTTAGAAGAAGATTCAATTAAAAAATATAAAGTAGGAGATATACTTTCTTTTAAAGATGAGGAAGAATGGAAAGTAATGAAGGTAAAAGATAATGTTGGTAAACTTGTTATTAAACCTCATAATGAAAAAGCTAAAGAAGGAAACGTTAGTTTAGAAATTGATGTTGATTTAGATTATCTTAAAAAGAATCTAAAAGAAAGTGATGATGAAGATAAAGAACCTACTAAAGCTGAACTTGAAAAAGAAAAAGTAAAAGGTGCTCCTTCTAAATTTAAAGTACCTAATGACCAATTTGAAGACTTTAAAGACAAATTAAAAACTTTAGTTAAAAAAGTAAAAGATATGGAAAAAGGAGCTGAGCGTGATAAAAAAATGGCTGCTTTAAAACAATTTATTAAGAAACCAGAATTAATTAAAGCGTTTAAAGAAAGAGACGTTAAAATTGATACCGGTGGATTAATTGGATAATATGAAAAATTTTTTATTAACATTAGTTGTGGTTGTTTTAATAGGCATTATAGTCTATGGGTTATTTAATTACAAACAAAGCTATTCTTTAGATAAAGATAAACAATATCAAAGAACTATAGATTCTTTAGCAATTGAAATTGGAAAAAAAGATTCAACTATTTCAACTTTAGATTCTACTAGAGCTATTTTAGATTCTTTAATTTTAGTTAATAAAAATAAATTAAAAGAAACTGCTAAAGAAGCAGCTAAATATAAACAAGAATATGAAAAAGAACGCGACCGCCTTAATAATATGTCTGATGATGATATCATCAGCACTTTCACAACAGCGTTTAAGTGATTCAACTGTAATAGTTCCTATTAAATCCTTAAAAAATGCTTTATTAGTGAAAGCTGATAGAGATAATCTTAAAAAAGAATTAAAAGTATCTCGTGACTCTATCATTACAATGGGTACAGTAATTCATTTTCAAGACAGTGCTTTGTTTGTATGTGATACTACTAGAACTGTTTTAGAAAGTAAAATAGGAGATTTAAAAGGTACTATTAAAGCTAAAGACGGACAAATTGAAGAAAGAAATAAAAAAATATCTGATCTTGAAGGCAAACTTAAAAAAGTAGTTGTTGCTTTAGCATTAGCAAGTATAGGTTTTGTTTTAGCTATTTTATGAGTGAAAATGTAAATTTAAAAGAAGTCATAAGACAGGAGTACATTAAGTGCTTAAATGATCCTGCTCACTTTATGAGGAAATACTGTCACATTCAGCATCCTCAACGTGGTAGAGTATTATTTAATTTATATCCTTTTCAAGATAAAGTATTACATTTATTTAGAGATAACCCATACTCAATTGTATTAAAATCTCGTCAGTTAGGTATATCAACATTAGCCGCAGGTTATTCTTTATGGTTAATGTTATTCCAAAAAGACAAAAACGTACTTTGTATTGCAACTAAGCAGGAAACTGCTAAAAACATGGTTACAAAGGTTAAGTTTATGTTTGATAATTTACCTTCATGGCTTAAAATATCAGCAGATGAACATAACAAATTAACACTACGATTAAGTAACGGATCACAAATCAAAGCCACTTCAGCATCAAGTGATGCAGGTCGATCAGAAGCAGTATCTTTGCTAATTGTCGATGAGGCCGCTTTTATTGAACAAATTGGAGAAATATGGGCATCAGCACAACAAACATTAGCTACAGGTGGTGGAGCAATTGTACTTTCAACACCGTATGGAACTGGAAATTGGTTTCATAAAACATGGGTTTCAGCTGAAAGTGCTGAAAATGATTTTTTACCAATTAAATTACCTTGGTTTGTTCATCCTGAACGAGATGAGGCTTGGAGAAAACGTCAAGATGAATTATTAGGAGATCCTAGATTAGCATCTCAAGAGTGTGATTGTGATTTTAGTACATCAGGAGATATTGTATTTTATAATGAATGGTTAGATTTTATTAAAGAAACAACAATACAAGAACCAGTTGAAAGAAGAGGAGCTGACCAAAATTTATGGATATGGGAACCTGCAGATTATACACGTGAGTATATGGTAGTAGCAGACGTAGCTAGAGGTGATGGTAAGGATTTCTCAACTTTTCATGTGATGGATATAGCAACTAATACTCAAGTTGCTGAATATAAAGGACAAATGTCACCTAAAGAATTTGGGTATTTTATAGTAGCTATTGCTACTGAATATAACCAAGCTCTTTTAGTAATAGAAAATGCATCTATTGGATGGGCTACTATAGAATCAGTATTAGAAAGAGGATATAGAAACATCTATTATTCACTTAAGAGTGATACTTTAACAGTTGATTCGTATTTTAATAAGTATGAAAACAGTGATAATGTTACACCAGGATTTACTATGTCGTTAAGAACTAGACCTTTAGTTGTAAATAAGTTCCGAGAATATGTTGGAGACAAATCAGTAACAATTCGCTCAAAAAGGTTATTAGAAGAAATGAAAGTATTTATTTGGAAAAATGGTAGACCAGAAGCACAAATTGGTTATAATGACGACTTAGTTATGCCTTTTGGTATTGCTATGTATTTAAGAGATACATCATTAAAATTCCAACAACAATCTCATGACTTAACAAGAGCAACTTTAAATAATTTTTCAAAAGGTAACACTGGATTTTCTGGTGTATATGGAAGTAGTGGTGTTCCTAATCCTTATTCAATCCAAACAGGTACTGGAAATGAGGACATCAGTTGGCTTTTATAATATTTATAACAAACAATAATGGCAAACACTAATTTATTTACACGTCTTCAAAGATTATTCTCTACTGATGTTATCATCAGAAACCAAGGAGGTAATGAATTGAAAGTTTTAGACGTTGATAGTATACAACGCTCAGGAGATGTAGCGACAAATTCATTAATGGATAGATTTAATAGAATTTACTCTCCTGCGGCTTCATCTTTATATGGACAGCAAGTAAATATTAATTATCAATACCTAAGAACGTTTATATACTCGGATTATGATGTAATGGATAATGATGCTATTATTGCTTCAGCACTTGATATTATATCAGAAGAATCTACCCTTAGAAATGAAATGGGTGAAGTATTACAGATTAGATCTAATGATGAGGATGTACAACAAATACTTTATAATTTATTTTATGATGTATTAAACGTTGAATTTAACTTATGGTCTTGGATTCGCCAAATGTGTAAATATGGTGACTTTTTCCTTAAACTAGAAATTGCTGAAAAATTTGGTGTTTACAATGTTATTCCTTTTACTGCTTATCATATTGATAGACAAGAAAATTACGATAGAGAACATCCAAATGCTGTAAGATTTAAATATTCACCAGAAGGCATATATGGAGGTAGTTCAGGATACTATCCTACACCTAACTTAAATGCTCAAAGAGATGAAAAAAATATTTATTTTGAAAACTATGAGATGGCACATTTTCGTTTAATGACGGATGTTAACTATTTACCTTATGGTCGTTCATATTTAGAGCCTGCTCGTAGAATTTATAAACAGTATGCATTAATGGAAGATGCTATGTTAATTCATAGAATTTCTCGCTCACCAGATAGACGTATATTTTATATTAATGTTGGTTCTATTCCTCCAAATGAAGTAGAAAATTTCATGCAAAAAACAATTTCTACTATGAAACGTACTCCATTAATGGATGAAAAAACAGGTGAGTATAACTTAAAGTATAACCAGCAAAATTTAATGGAAGATTATTATATTCCTGTTAGAGGTAATGATAATTCAACTAAAATTGAAAACTTAGGTGGATTAAATTATGATGGTATTGCTGATGTTGAGTACTTAAGAAATAAATTGTTTGCTGCTCTTAAAGTACCTAAAGCATTTATGGGTTATGATGAAAATTTACAAGGTAAAGCTACATTAGCAGCAGAAGATATTCGTTTTGCTCGTACAATTGATAGATTACAACGTATTATACTTTCAGAACTATATAAAATTGCTTTAGTACATTTATATACACAAGGTTATACAGCTGATAGTTTAACTAATTTTGAATTATCATTAACTACTCCTTCTATTATTTACGATCAAGAACGTATCGCTTTAATGAAGGAAAAAATGGATTTAGCGGCTCAAATGCTTGAAACTAAATTAGTTTCTTCTGACTGGATTTATGAAAATGTATTCCACTTCAGCCAAGATCAATATGAGGAAATGAGAGATTTAATAGCTCAAGACCAAAAACGAGCCTTTAGATTTAAACAAATAGGTGAAGAAGGAAATGATCCTTTAGAAACAGGCAAATCATATGGTACACCACATGACTTAGCTTCATTATACGGTAGAGGAAGATACTCAGCCAATGAGTTACCTGATGGATATGATGAAAAAGCACCATTAGGTAGACCAAAAGAAAAAGTATCTAATATTAATACGCAAGATAACGCGTTTGGTCGTGATAGATTAGGTAGAGATGCTATGAAAAATGATGACCAAGAAGGATACGGTAGACCTAAAAAAGATGTTTCACCATTAGCTTTAGAAATTAAAGCGAAGAATAAAACATTATTAGAGTCTTTAGATAAAAAAATTGTATTTAATAAAACTAATAGTGGAGAATCATTATTAGATGAGTCTAACTTAAAAGAATAAAAATCTTTATATATTTATAACAAAAACTAGGAATGAATATTAAACATTCTAAATATAAGAATACGGGACTTTTATTTGAACTTTTGGTTAGACAAATTACCGCTGACACTTTATCCGGTAAAGATTCTAAAGCAACAGGCATATTAAAGAAATATTTTGTTAAAACAGAGTTAGGTAGAGAATATAAACTATATGAATCCTTATCTAAATACAAACATATTACTGAAGGTAAAGCCGAAACCGTAATTACTACTTTAATTGAATCTTCTAAGGATTTAAATAGAGGTGCTTTAAAAAGACAAAAATACAATCTAATTAATGAAATTCAGAAGTATTATAATTTAGAAGAGTTTTTTAAAACTAAATTACCTAATTATAAAGCCTATGCTTCATTATATACATTAATAGAAGTGTATAATAGTGAAAACTTATCTAATCCTGATCAAATTATTTCTAACAAAATTGCTTTATTGGAACATTTGTCTTCTAAACAAGTTCAAAAACAAAAAGTAGAAGATGATTTAATGACAGAATTTCAGTCATACGATAAAGACCTTAGAATTTTAACATACAAAGTAATGTTAGAAAAATTCAATGGTAAATATGCTGATTTAAACGATAATCAAAAATCAGTTTTAAGAGAATTTATCAACTCAGTTGATTCAACCCCAAAACTAAGAGAATTTTATAATTCTAAAATAGATGAAATTAAGTTACATTTAACTGAATTAACTTCTAAAGTTGCAAACAAAGCTACTAAAATTAAGTTACAAGAAATAAAAAATATTATTACTCCTTTAGATAAAGTATCTAAAATTGGTAATGATGATTTGGTTAATCTTTTACAATATTACGAATTATTAGAGGAATTAACTAAAATCCATGGGTAATTTTAAGTATAAAATAGCAGAAGCAAAAGAAACCCTTAATGCTACAGAAGTAGATCCTACGTTAATACAACGTGTGGAAAAAACTTATGGTCCTGTAGATATGAAATACGATTTTTTTTCTTCTGATTTAAAAACTTATTTTAAAACCAAATCTGTAGATCCTAACACAGGAGCTGTTGATAGTCAAGTTATTAAATTAGCCAGTTTTACAGATTCATTAGAAAAACTATATAATGCTACTAATGCCTTATCAGCTTTAGTTACATCTCCAGGAGGAAAAGATGATGCTGTAGTTGTTAAGTTATATGATGATTTAAAAACGTTATTTAATTCTTTTAGAACTCATTTACGTAAATATTATCCTGATCAATATGCTGCTATTAAAGATAAATTAGATGAAATGTCTTCTGTAGGTGGCGGTGCTGGACAAGCAGGTTTTACTTCTGGTACAGGAGGTGAAAACTATGCTACTAAATATGCTTTTAGAAAAAAAGTAAAAGAAGATAAAGGTATTACTCCTGGACCAGGTCCAAAAGCAGGTCCTGAAGGAGTTACTAAAAACAAATATGTTACTGATTACAAATACAAATTAGTTGATAGAAAAGCATTAAATAAAGCAGCTAAAGGTATTGATGTAAAACCATTATGGGAAGCAGATTTTGATGTTAACCAATTAGTTAAAGATCAAAATATTACTAACCCAGCAATGGTTGAATGGATTTCAAAAAGAGTTGAAGCTTTTGATACTTTAGAAAGACAACTAAATCAATTAATACCTATGCTTCAACAAGCTAAAAAAGAAACCATTAGAAAATATAGTCAAAACCCAAGTTTTGCTGTTATTTATGGTACTGACTTAGCAGCAGAATATCTGCAAGACATTATAGAATTATTTAAACAACCAGAATAATATGGCAAATATACCAGTAAACGCAACCGCAATTCCTTTGATACAAGGTCAATCTATAACCGGCTCTTTTGCCGGTTTTGTTGTATGTCCTAATACATCTGCAAGTCCACAAGGAACAGTAGCTCATTTTAAAGGACTAAAAGACGCAACTAATAGAGAATTAGTAGTATCGGCATCATCATTATATTTTGTTCCTGGATATTATCCTATTTTTGTTACTAGTGCTTCATTAGATGCTACTAGTAATAACGTATTATTCTTTACATAATATTTATAACAAATGGAAAAAACATTACAACAACAATATATCCTAATTAAAGAGGGTAAAGGAAATAAAGACGACTTTTTGAAAAGTGCTCGTCGTGTGTTTCCTGAATTAATAGCTCCTTTAACTGATTATAATACAGCTGTTACTATCTTAAAAAGCAGAAGTATTTTATCAGAAGAAGTAAAACATATTGAAAAGAAAAACTGGTTTAAAATCTTTGAAGCTAATGTAAAAATTGACAACAAAGAAATGGAAAAAGAATTAGTTGATCTTGAAACTAAGAATTTTGACTACACAGATAAGAAAAACATTGATAATCTTTATGGTCAAACTTTCTTAATGGGTTACTACACTGAAATGAAAGATCCTAAAAATGAAGGTAAAACAGTTGACGAGTTAAAAGAAATTGTAGCTAAAAACATGGCTAAAGACGTTAACTACTATCATAAAGAATCTTCATTTGGTGTTAAAGGAATTGGATATACTCAACCTGAACCTTCTAAAGAGCCTAAAGGTAAACACAAATCAAGTGGATATGGTGATTTAAGTGAAGCAAAACGTCCTTCAGTATCTGATCATATTAAAGAAGTAGAAAAAAATAGTGCCACTATTGCTTTAGAAGCTAAGTTAAACGCTATTGATGAAGCTATTGAAAAACGTAAATCTAAATTAGCATTAGCTGAATCAGAAGATTTAGCAGAAATGATTGATAAATCAATGATTAAAGTTCTTAATAAAGAAATTAAAGAACTAGAAAAATATAAAGCTAAAACCGAAAAAATATATGAAAAAATGACCGGTAAAGCTAAAGAAGAAGTTATTGATGAAGCATCAACTACAACTGAATCTGATAATTACAATCTTAACATTAAATAATAATGAAACAGGTTTTAATTGAAACTATACCGTTTAATGTGTCTCGTACACAACTACATGAAGGTTTAAAAGCACCATCTGGTAATCCTTTAGTTGAAGGTATTTTAGCTACTGCTGAAGTAAAAAACGGTAATGGTAGATATTATCCTAAAGAGTTATGGGAACGTGAGATTGATAAGTATAGTCAAATAGTTAAAGAAAATAGAGCAACAGGTGAATTAGATCATCCTGAATCCTCTATTATATCTTTAAAAAATGTATCTCATATTATTAGAGAATGCTGGTGGGATGGAGATAAAGTAATGGGTAAAATAGAAATTTTACCTACTGTATCTGGTAATATATTAAAAGCTCTTATTGACAATAATGTAACTGTAGGTGTATCATCTCGTGGTATGGGTTCATTAAAAGAAATAAATGAAGGTACATTAGAAGTACAAGATGATTTTGAATTATTATGCTGGGACTTTGTATCTACTCCTTCAAATCCAGGATCATATATGCAATTAGTTAGAGAAGGTTTAGATAAATCTACAACTAATTACTCTAAAGTAAATTCTATTATCACAGAAATACTTTGTTCACAAGGTAGCTGTCCTATATTTTAACCCCTCTTGGAATAGTATTCCTTGATCGACCCTCCCCTAAAAAAGGAGGGTTTCTTTTTCGATTTTGAAATATTTTGATATACGTATACCCGACAAATATGCTATTTCTATATAGCATTTAGATTTTAAATATCTATTACGCTTCGAGCAATCTATAATAAGCGTACTTCCAACAAAAATTATTTGAGGACAAACAACAAAATGGCAAACAGAGACTTATTAAAAGAAGCCATTGCCGATGCTAAAGCTGTTAAGGAAACAGCCATCGCCAATGCAAAGGCCGCTCTTGAAGAAGCTTTCACCCCCTACTTAAAAGAAAAGTTAGCTGCAAAGTTAGCTGAAATGGATGAAGTGGATGAAGCTAAAGAAGAGATGACCGAAATTACCCAACAGGAAAAGGAAAATACATACAATCCCAATTACGGAATGGATGAAGCTAATGAAGCTGAAGACGATGAAGCTGATGAAAAAGTAGATGAAGTAGATCTAGAAGAACTTCTAAGAGAATTAGATGAATTAGAAGAAGATGGATTTGGTAAATTTTCATCAGACGGAACTGAAGGATTCAGTGGTGAAGAAGATGGTGAAAAGAAACTTCAATTGAAAGCTTTAGATGAAGCTGAAGGTGAAGAAGAATTTGAAGATTCTGATGCTGATGGTGTCGAAGATTCAGAAGATGAAGAAATTGATCTTGAAAACATGTCTGAAGACGATCTTAAGAATTTCATTGAAGGTGTAATCGCAGACATGGTAGCCTCCGGCGAATTAGAAGGTGGTGAAGACATGGAAAGCGAAGAAGGTGAAGGAGAAGATGAAGAAGGTGCTGAAGGTGAAATGGAAATGGGTGCTGAAATGATGGCCGAAATGAAGAAAATGAAAAAAGAAGTAGAAGAAGCTAAAAAAGCTAAAGAAAAAGCTGAAAAAGAATTAAAAGAAGCTTTAGAAACTGTTTCTACTATCAAAACTGAACTTCAAGAGGTTAATTTATTCAACGCTAAATTACTTTACACTAACAAAATCTTCAAAGCTAAAACCTTAACTGAATCACAAAAAGTTAAAGTGTTAGAAGCTTTTGATAAAGCCGCTAGCGTTAAAGAAGCTAAATTAGTTTTCGAAACATTATCATCTGGTTTAACAGCTACTGCTAAAAAGCCAATGAATGAATCGTTAATTAAAAGTAGTGCTTCTAAACCATCCGGTGTTTCTGAAAAGAAACCTATTATGGAAGCTAATGAACAGGTTACAAGATGGCAAAAATTAGCCGGTATTAAATAATTTAAAAAAAACAAAAAACAAAAAATAAAACAATGTCACAAGTACAACAATTATTAGAGAGCGCTGCAGGTTCTTGGAAGAGCTTGCAAAGCGACGCAGCCAAATTGGCCAACAAATGGACCAAAACTGGCTTATTGGAAGGTTTGACCGAGGTTGATAAAAATAATATGTCAATCTTGCTTGAAAACCAAGCTAAACAGTTAGTAACAGAAGCAAACCAAATTTCTACTAACTCTTATTTCACTAACGGTACCCAAGGTGAGAACTGGGCTGGTATCGCTTTACCTTTGGTTCGTAAGGTATTCGGAACTATTGTAGCGAAAGAATTCGTTTCAGTTCAACCTATGAACATGCCTTCAGGTCTTGTATTCTTCTTGGATTTCCAATATGGTAATTATAAGACTCCTTTTGGAACAGGTGGATCATTATATGGTGACAGAAACGCTTCTGGTCCATTCCCATTTGCAACTCCTGCTGCTTCTGGTGGTCTTTACAACCCAGCTAACAAATTCACTTATTCTATTAACACTACTCAATCTGTAGTATCTGCTACTGTAGCTACTGCTTCTTGGGCTGAAGTAAACTTTGATTCTGAATTATCAGCTTCTATTGCTGCTGGTACTATCAAGAAATTCACAGTTGCTTCTGCTGTTACTACTTTACCTTTCTTTGATGCTGATTCTACTAGAGGTTTCGCCTTAACTTCAGGTTCAACGTTCACAGTAGGTAGAGCTTTACCTCAGTTTACTACTTACAACTACACTGCTAACACTATCGCTTTCTTCTTGACTGGTTCAACTGCTGAAACTAACGGTACTGCTACTTCTGCGGGTTCTGTTGTAACTTATGTTAAAGCTACTTCTGATCAATACAGAGGTGATTTCGAAGAATCTTCTTCTTTCGCTGTACCTAACGCTCAGAGTGCTACTCAAATTACTATTCCTGAAATCAACGTTAAGATGCAATCTCAAGCCATCACTGCTAAGACTCGTAAGTTGAAAGCTGTATGGACTCCTGAATTTGCTCAAGATTTAGCTGCTTACCAGAACATCGATGCTGAAGCTGAATTGACTAACATCATGAGCGAGTACATTTCAATGGAAATTGATTTGGAAATCTTAGATATGTTGATTGAAGATGCTGCTGCTGGTACTGAGTACTGGAGTGCTATTAACAACACCGTGATTACTCCTGGTGCTGCTGCTCCTTCTACTTTGTCTTCTGGTTACTACAACACTCAAGGTCAATGGTTCCAAACTTTAGGAACTAAGATCCAAAAGTTAAGCAACAAAATTCACCAATTAACTTTGCGTGGTGGTGCTAACTTCTTGGTTACTTCTCCTACAGTTGCTACTGTTCTTGAATCAATCCCTGGTTTTGCTTCTACTTCAAACGGTGAAGCTGAGCAAATGGAGTATGCTTTCGGTGTACAAAAAGTAGGTTCAGTTAATGGTCGTTACAAGGTTTACAAGAACCCTTACATGACTGAAAACGTAATCTTGTTAGGTTACAAAGGTTCACAATTCTTGGAAACTGGTGCTGTATTTGCTCCTTACATTCCTATGATTATGACTCCTTTGGTGTACGATCCTGATACCTTCACTCCACGTAAAGGTCTTTTGACTCGCTACGCTAAGAAGATGTTACGTCCTGAATTCTATGGTAAGATCTATGTTAATGGTTTAAACACCATCTAATATAACTTAGAAAGGATAATTTTCTTATAAAGAAGCCCCGAGAAATCGGGGCTTTTTTTAACTAGTATAGACCTATATAATATTTATAACAAATATAGTTACATCAAATAGATTTTTATGAAAGAGACACCAAGTCAGTTACCAATTCAAAGTTTCGTTATGAACTTTCCTTTCTCATTATCAACAGCAGACCCAAATAATATTTGGATGCAAGAATTAACCGATGAGGAATTAGCAATTAATAAACCTAAAGCATACAAACAATTTATGGATTTGTATAATTTTGTTGCTGGTGGTGCTATAGTTAATTTATTACCCTCAGAAGGAAACTTTCAGGATCAAGTATATGTAGCTAATTTAGGTCTTTATTTACCTCATATTAAAAATGAAAACCACATTATTTTATCAAATTTTACTTCTGACCCTCGTAAAGGTGAAGAATTAGTTGGAGAAAAATATTTTAACCAAATGGGTTATAAAACAGCAATCTCTCCATATAAATGGGAAGGTGAAGCTGATTTGAAATATCTTTATGGTAACAAATATATTGGTGGTTATGGTATTCGTTCTAACATCAAAGCCTATGAGTGGATGGAAGAAACTTATAACATGGATATTCTTAAAGTAGCTATGGTTGATGAGTATTTGTATCACTTGGATTGTTCTATTTTTGCTTTAAATCAAGATCAGACATTAATTTGTACTGAATTGTTTGATGAGGAAGAATTACAAATGATTGAAAAAGAAACAGAAATTATTGATATTGATGTTGATGATGCTTTATGTGGATTAACCAATTCAGTAAGATTAGGTAATATGATTATGTGTGCTTCAAACATTGCTGAATTAAAGAAAACCCATGAATATTATGAGGGTGAGGTTCATAAGATTAAAACATTAGAAAAAATTTGTTCTGATGCTGGTATGGAACCTGTTATCTTTAATCTTTCAGAATATATGAAATCAGGTGCTATGTTATCTTGTATGATGATGCATTTGAATAGAGTTGACCATAATAAAACCTTACTATAATGGCACAAACATTACAAGAGTGGTTAAGTACTGAGGTTAAACAACTTCAAAAAATGCCTGTAGGTGAGTTGTCTAATACCTTTTTCTTTAGAGACCCAATCCGTCCGAACTTTATTGACTATGAGCATTTTTATTCACCTGCTGATGGAACTATTTTATATCAAAGATTTATTAAAGATCCTACAGAACCTGTAGTTGAAATTAAGGGTATGAATTATACTCTTCAAGATGTTATGGGTGATGATGAATACAATAAACCATCATTAGTTATTGGTATATTTATGTCGTTTTATGATGTTCACATCAATCGTATACCTTACGGAGGTCTGCTGTCATATAAACCACTAGACGCGATTCAATCAACTAATAAGCCAATGTTGGCTACCGAAAAGGATATTTTAAATAAAAAAATTAACCCCGCAAACATGGAGTACTTAAAGTATAACGAGCGTATGTGGAATAAAATTTATTCACCTGCCTTAGATTATACTTATTACTTAATTCAAATTGCTGATGAGGATGTAAACGTTATTGCTCCATTTACTATGGACCAAAACGATGTTTTTGCTCAAAACGAAAGATTTTCTTTAATTAGATGGGGTTCACAAGTTGATTTGGTGTTACCATTAGATGATAGATATGATTTCGAGTTATGTTTAGATGATGCCATGCATGTTAATGCTGGTTTAGACCAACTTGTAAAAATTAACTTTAATGAATACAAAACCAACTCATGAAGATGTTATCTTCCAAGAAAAACGAAGACCTAAAAATCCCATTAAATTTAAATTAAATCTAAACGAGGAACAAAAAGAAGCTAAGTCTAAAATCTTAAATAATACAATTACTTTATTAGCAGGAGCTGCTGGTTCAGGTAAAACTTTACTTGCTTGCCAAATTGCTTTAGATAAATTGTTTATGAAAGAAATTGATAAGGTAATTATTACTCGACCTACTGTCTCAAAAGAAGAAATTGGTTTTTTACCTGGTGATTTAAGAGAAAAAATGGATCCTTGGGTACAACCAATCTACCAAAACATGTATTTACTTTATGATAAAGATAAAGTAGAAAAACATATTCAAGCTGGTGATATTGAAATTGTACCTTTATCATTTATGCGTGGTAGAACATTTGTAAACAATTTTGTAATTGTAGATGAAGCACAAAACGTAACTCACGAACAAATGCATATGATTGTTACTCGTATTGGTTTAAATTCAAAAATGATTATTTGTGGTGATGATGCTCAAGTGGATTTAAAGAAAAGATCTGATTCTGGATTTAAATTTTTATATAAAGGAGCATCAAAAATCAAAAAACTAGAAGCTATTACTTTAAAAACAAATCATAGAGATCCTATTGTAGAGGATTTACTTAGATATTACGACGATTCTGCCATCACTATTTAACGATTTGTCAATTTTTATATATTTATACCCAGCACCGTTATAGTATGTCAGCTGGAATATATAATTTATCAATTGAACAAGGAGCAACCTTTGACTTAGAAATAAGATACAAAGATGCTAATGGAGATCCTGTGGATTTAACTGGTTACTCTGGTCGATTACAAATCAGACAATCAACAGATTCTGCTACTCCATATATTACTTTAAGTAGTTCTTTACAGCCTGATAGAACTGGATTAAATTTTAGTGGTTCAGATAATAATAAACCACCAACATCCGGTTCTATTAGTATTTTTATTTCTGCTTACTCCTCTTCATTATTAAGTTTTGGACAAGGAGTATATGATTTAGAAATATATTCTGGCAGTTATGCTTATAGATTATTACAAGGCGGTGTTCGATTAAGTAAAGAAGTAACAAGATACTAAAATGGCAAACAATAACGTAGATCCACAACTACCTATACTATCAGTAATTGAAGTAGCATCACCAGGACCTATGGGTCCTACAGGTCCTACAGGACCTCCAGGTTCTTTTCCTAGTACTGGTTCCTACTCCTTAACAGGTTCAATTAAAATCTCAGGATCATTCCAGTTAGATGGTGAAGTATTTATTACTGGTTCTTTTACTGGTAGTTATTTACATATTCAAGGAACTCCATTAAATACTTGGACTGTAAATCATAACTTACAAACTGAATTTCCTGTTGTTGTGGTTTATGATTTAAATAAAAAGCAAATCATTCCACAAGAAGTTATTCCTTTAAATACTTCTAGTATGAAAATTTTCTTCCCAAGAGAAGAATCAGGATATGCTTATTTTTCTATAGGAACTAACTTAGCTATTCCTAACTTTGCAAACATATCAAACTCAGGCTCAAATTTTAACCCATCAATAATTGTATTTGGATTTTAAATATTTATAAACAACCATGCCAAGAAAAAGACTACCAGAATATATATTTACTCCTGGTTCATCAAACGCCGGAACAATTAAAGTTCCTTATCGTATTGACACTCACGATTTGTTATTAATAACAAACGTAACAAGAGGAAATACTTTATTTTTATTTTCAGATCCTACTACAGGAGCTTCATTATCTTATAATGTAAATGATACAACAACTTTCCCAAATGGTGTTGAAGGTGTTACTACTATTACCTTAGCTGTTGATACTACAAACGCTTCACCTACTGATGATTTAAGGGTTTATGTTGAAGCAGATATCGTAGAATTTAGACCTTGGGATTTTGGAACAGACGCTATTGAAAGAATGAGAGTATCAAACCCTCAATCTTTAATAGATGCTGACTTTGAATATGGTATTCAAAATACTAAATGGCAATCAGTAGGTCTGAACACAGGTGTACCTTCAGCATATGAATTACCTGGTACTGACTTAGGAGCTACTTCTGTATCAAGTTCAGGTGGTTCTACATTCTCAACTATTACTGTTGTGACTTCAGGTTCACATGGTTTGAATATTGGTTCAGCAGTATCAGTATTTGGATTGTTAAATGATAAAGCAGAAGGTATTTTCGCAGTATTATCTACTCCAAACGTAACAACATTTACATATGAGGCAAAAGGTTCTATTCCTTTAGGATCTATTGCTACTACTTATACAAACATTCGTCCTGGAGGTTTCTTTTCAGGATCAGCATTACCATTAACTACATTTACATCTAATGGTTCTACCCCTTCAATTATTACTTGTACAACAGCTGCACCTCATGGTTTAATGCCTGGTTCACCTTTGCTAGTATTTGATACAGCTGCTGGTAACCAAGGTTATGAAGGTAACTATTTTGCAGAAACTATTCCTAATGGAACTACTTTTACTTACACAGCAAAACAACAAGTAACAACTCCTACTTCATCAGCTACTATTAGAGTATATGCTCGTAATGATTCATTCTTTATTCATAGACCATTTGATGGTGGTGTATTAGTAGGTACATTTACTCCTTGTTATGGATTAGAAGCTAAACGTCAATCTAAAAGATATTTCCGTTACCAATCAGGTAAAGGTATCTTGTTTAGTACAGGTACCTTATTAGCATCTAACTTAGATATTTCATCTGTTTACTCATCAGCATCTATAACTGGTTCAATTTCAAGTTCATTAATTACAGTAACAACAGATATTGAACATGGTTTACAACAAGGTACTAAAGTTACTTTATCAAATATTACTTCTTCTAATTACAATGGAGATTATTTAGTAAACAGTATTATTAATGAATTTACTTTTAATGTATCTTCTTCATTAGTACCATCAGAACCAACAGCATCATTAGGTTTCCAACCACGTGTGTTTATTAAAAACTGGACAGGTGCTATTATTAGAACAGGTATCTATGATGACTCAAATGGTTTGTTCTGGGAATATGATGGAACAACTTTATATGTTGTAAAACGTTCTTCTACATTCCAATCAGTAGGTACAATCACAGCAACTCCTGATTCTTATGCTGTTACGGGTTCTGGTACTCGTTTTACAGACCAAATTAGAGTAGGAGATACAGTAGTAATTAGAGGTATGGCATACAGAGTAACAAGTATTCCATCTAATACTGCTTTAACTATTATCCCTGCATACCGTGGTATTAGACAAGCTGCTGGTGTTAAAATGGCTTTAGTTAGAGATTTTAAAGTACCACAAAACAAATTTAACTATGATACTATTGATGGTAATGGCACATCAGGATTTAATTTTGATGTAACTAAAATGCAAATGTTAGGTATCCAATATTCATGGTATGGTGCTGGATTTGCTGACTTTATGGTAAGAGCAGTTAATGGTAACTTTATAACAGTTCATCGTTTTAAAAACAATAACGTAAATGATGAAGCATATATGAGAACAGGTAACTTACCTGCTCGTTATGAAGTAGGTAACTATGGTCCTTTATCTAGATTAAGAGTAGCATCTGGTTTATCTGGAAGTTTAAACATTATTGATCCTGATACTTTCCCTTCAGCATCAACATCTAACCCTGTAACTTGTGTAATTACAAGTGTACAAGGAGGTACAGTATATAATGAATTAGTTTCTTATACAGGAAAATCAGGTAGTTTATTAACTGGAATTCAAAGACCAGCAGTTTACACACCATATATTTCTGGTGCTCCTAGAATTTTTGCAGGATCTACTCCTCAAAACCACCCAGCCTCATCATCAATCCAAGTATTTGATACAAGTATTACACCAACATTAACTCACTGGGGTTCAGCAGTTATTATGGATGGTGGATTTGATGAAGACCGTGGTTATCAGTTTAACTTTGCTAGAACTAACGTAACAATTAATGGTAACACAACCAACACAGTATTGTTATTCCGTCTAGCCCCTTCAGTATCAAATACAATTCCTGGTGATTTGGGAGATAGAGAAGTATTAAATAGATCTCAATTGTTATTAAAACGTTTTGAGGTTACTACTTCACAAAAATGTGAGGTGTATGGTGTATTGAATCCTACAAATATTCCGTCTAGTACTGTCTATACAAACACTCAAGTGACAAACATTGGTGCTGTAGCAACATCACAACCTTCGTTTTCACAATACAACCAAAACTTTACTACATCACCTGTAAACGGTGAGTTATTATTCCGTATTACATCTCCTGCCTCTACACAGCTTAAATCTGAAATTGATTTAACATCTGTAAAAGGTATGAACAACTCAATTATTGGTGGTAGATATACATTCCCTGATGGTCCTGATGTACTAGCGGTTGTAATCACAAACACCTCAGGAACTACATGTACCGCAGATTTCTTGTTACAATGGGCTGAAGCACAAGCATAAAAAATAAAATATGAAATTATATTCACCTTCCATAACCGGTTCGTTAGACGCAGATATTACGGCAGGTACCTTTAGTGTAACTAGAGGTAACACCCCCTTGTTATTTATGACAAGTTTAGGTAACTTAGGTGTTGGTACTAATGCGCCTCAACGAAGTTTAGATGTAGCCGGTGAAGTATCAGCTACTACTTATTATGGAGATGGTTCTCAATTAACAGGTATTGGTTCTGCTGCTTTCCCTTATACTGGTTCTGCTACTATTTTAGGTTCAATGGTAATTAATGGTATATTAGCAGCAACAGAAAAATCATTTATTATAGATCACCAAACAAAACCAGGACAAAAACTGGTTTATGGTGTATTAGAAGGACCAGAACATGCAGTTTATTGTAGAGGTAGAATAACTAATGATATTATTGAATTACCTGAGGATTGGACATGGTTAGTTGAAGAATCATCAGTTACTGTTCAATTAACTCCCATTGGTCATTTTCAATCAATATATGTTAATGAAATAAAAGATAATAAAGTGTATTTAAAATGTGAGGATCATATTGATTGTTACTATTTTATTCAATCAACACGTAAAGATATAAACAAGTTACAAATTATACAATAAAAAATGGCAGCGATAAGTTCATCTTATAATATATTTTTCGGGACAGCATCCTGGAATGACCCTTCAATATGGATTGGGGGTATAGTACCTACAGCTAGTGATGATGTGATGATTCAGGGAATGAGATTTACAAATAGATCTTTTGATAGCCCTCTTAACACTCAAACCCCACAACAAACAATAGCTTATGGTTTACAATATTGGACAGGTTCTAGAGATATTGCTGTTTATCAAGAAACAACAACAGGATCTGGTATAGTTCCTTCAAATGGATTTCCATTTCCTCAAACCGGTTCTTTATTTACTTTTAATAATAGAAATGCATTAATTAAAATTGACTATAAAGGATACCACTTTTCAGGTTCAGGACAAGGTAGTATGTTTAGAAGTTGTTCTGTAGATACTAATTTTTGGCCTTGGGCATCTGCCTCATTTCCAAACGATGAACCCTTACCTTCAGATAAAGGTGGATTTATTCCATATGATTATGGATACTTTTACTTCCAACCAGGTGTAATTTCAATATCAGGTTCAGATCAAGTAGATCTTTTTAGAGTTACCATTCAAAACGGTGGTAAATTACACATACAAGATAGTGCATCTGTTAGATTAAGAAATTATATTCAAGTAAATGATGGTGAACTAAAAGTATCAGGATCTGTAACTATTGCTTATGATAATCCATGGACAGGTTCAGTTAACGGTCAAATTACAGATTTGAGACAAATGACTTACATTTCTCAATCTTGGTATTATTTTTCAACAGTTGAATTTACAGGACCTGAAGTAAGATTAAATACAAGTTTAACATCAAGCGCTTCTGTAGGTGATTCTTATTTAACAGTAAAAAACACTTCATCATTTGCAGTAGGTGATTATGTATTTGTTGGAGAAGATGAACCAGCAACACCAAGAAAAGATTATGGGTGGAGAGATCAACAAAACTATCCATATTATAGTGAACCATCAAGTGAGGATGAGGCTTTTTATGTAGCTGGAAAATCAAATGATAAACTTTATGTTCAAAGAGTAAATGGTATCTATGCTGAAGTATTAGCTTCTTCAAGTGCTACTCAATGGATTGTAGATGAGGAAAGATTTAATATTGGGGATAAAGTAGTAATTAATAACCAAACAGCTACTATTACTAATGTAGAGGATTATGATTTATTATTAAATGATTATGATTTTACACATCCAACGGCTTCATTAGCTAATTATGAAACCTCAAACCTAAAAGGAGCTCCTCTTAGAGGATGGACATTAATTCCTGGAATAGGAGTTGTTCCTAGACCAAAACAAGAAGGAGCTACTACTGATATTAAATGGACTATGGATAAAACCGTAGTTAGAGATAAAGTAAAATATGAGGTTTGGATGTATAACAAACCACCACAAATTACAGGAAGCACCCCAGGAACTAATATTAGTTATAATAACTTATTCCCAGATAACTACGATAAATTATATGATTCTTTTGGTATTTTTATAAACTCAGAATTAGGTTTTGATGATCAAGCCCAATATGTTTTTCCATTTGAAAACCAACCTAACTACGCTGGGATGTTCAGAACATACTTGGGAGTTAATGCCTCTAGAGGATATTATTGGTTAACTCCAAGATATGATGTTGGAGGTACTATTTCAAATAGTTTAGATTTAACAAATTGTGGATTTAAATCACCTAATTATTTAGGATTATATAAATTTGGATTAGAATATTCAAAAGGATTTATTAAAGGATATATTAATGATACTTTAGTTGTTGATCAAGTAGCAATAAATGGTGGTACTTGGGGTAGAAATGGATTTTACACATGGGCCACTCCAATATTTGTTACTCGTACTAGAGCATATGCTAAATGTCAACGTATTACTTTAAATACAGGTATAACAGCGAGTGTAGGAGATACATTTTATGAAACCGGAGTAGAATTTGCACATCCAACAGGAAGTCAAGTAATTAAAATAGCATCGGTTGTTACAGATTTATTAGACCATACTAATTTAGCCCATGCTTATGCTGGTACTAATGAATACTCTAATTCAGGAAACAATCCTTATATTTATCAAGTATTTGCAGCAGATACTCAAAGTAATTATCTTTATCCTGACCGAAATGTATCCCAACTTTTACACCAAGAGTCAAGATATGATCTATATGCTGATTTATTTGCTGGAACAGGATTTCAAAATAAAAATATAACAATAGATTTAATTGTTCCAACAACTTTTTCAAATGCTGGATTTACTGAATATTATTATACTTACGGACAACAATTAAACAATCCAATTAACCCTCCCGCTATATCAGGTAGTTTAGATGCTATTACATGGTTCCCAATTACCGGAGGTATTGATAATAGACAAAGAATTCACTATGATGGAATTAGAGATTGGAACTTTTCTCCAGTAGTTTATCGTTATATAAGATTTAATTTTAATGGTAATCCATATCATTCAAACAATAACCATATTAGAAATCTATATGTAAGAAATTTTGCTTCGGGTTCTAATAATCCTAGACTTAAAGTAACTAATACATCTGATTTTAATGTAGGAGACCATATTGCTGTTTTATCTTCTAACCAAGTTAATACAAATGTATATTCAAATACATCTCATATAACTCCATTTATTAATGCTAACTCTAGTTCTCAAGATATATTAGATTATTATCCTGATCACTATACAGTAAAACAAGTATCTGGAAGTTTTATAGTTTTAGATAGAATTATAAATAAATATCCACTTGCCAAAGGTTCTATGATTGTAAAATTAAACAGAGGTTTAAGTATTACAGGTTCATGGACTTCTGGCTCATACAGATCAGGTGGAGGTATTATATCTGATTTACCAGGTGTTGGATATTATTTAAATAGTATAAAAATAAAAAATGTTGCTTATCAACATTTAAATGTTTCTACCCCATATTGGCCAACTAATAACCAATCAACTCAAGGACACTTAGGAGGAGATGGATTTAAAAAGCTAATTTTCCAAGGAAATTCTATGTACAATACTTGGAACGGATTCCAACCAGCAAATCCTTATTGGTTTTGGCAACAAGAAACATGGATTGGATCACCAGTAAGAATGGTTAGACATAATGCTTTCATTAATATGCAAAGTGGATTAGGAAACTGGGGAAGACAAACTGGAACTAATGGACCTAAAATATTTACAGGAAATGTAATATCAAGTTATTATACAGCCCCTGGTTCCAACAACCAACATTATACCTCTATTTCTTACAATATATGGAACGCTGCTGATCAAATGTTTAGTGGAATGGGCCCAGATAATAGTGGTCCATCTTATTATACTGGAAAACAATATGGTTATGCCGGAAAGTATTTATCTATAAGAAACTATGGTTTATCTATAGGATCTATTCATAACCTATATTATCCGTTATCAACCATTTATGAAAGAAGAGGTAGTGTAATTATTAGAAATAATGGATTTAGTAATGCATATTATGGAGGAGGAGGAACAGCTTATAGTCCTGATTTTGCATTTGCCGAACATATTTGGCCAAAACGTGGTGGATTGGATTTTTCCTCTACTCGTAAAATGACCTTTAGTTCTAACTATGATGCTTATTATCCCTTCTCAATGGGTGATTATGTAGAAAATGGTTTACCTAACCAATATTTAAAAAACTTTAATAGATGGGGATATGATATTTGGACAACTACAAAAGGTTATTGGTTACAATATCCTAACTTAAATTATCTTAAATATTATCCTATTATGATGGAAGCTGGTAGATTAGTTAGACCATACTATTCAATCCTTTCAGCAGGTGCTCAAGTATTGACTAATACTACAGCTTCATTTACTATTAATTTTGATTACTATAATAGTATAGAACAAATTACTCAATTGACTGCTTTCCCTTCGCAAAGTATAGATACAAACTTATTTCCTCAAGATAGAGATGAATGGGTTAAAAAAGGTAATAATGCCGCCGCGTTAACATTGATATTTACTAAAGATGGTAGTAGTATGTTGCCTAATGGTGCTCCTTTTGAAATTATTCCAAAATCTAAAGATTGGACTTCTTATTCTAAAACATTTAGTTTTGAAGGTAAAGGAGTTTACTATATATCTATCACTAGTGAGGCATATAAAGGTCACGTAGGATTTAAAGGATTAGATAGTGTATTTAAATCATTAAGTGCCGATGATGGATTCTTAACATTTAATGCTTTTACCCAGAAAAACTTTACTTTAAACGAAGATAAAACAATTAGAAAAGCAACTACTGTATATGGTGCACCTGAATCGAAATTTAGATTAAAAGGAGCAAGATTATATTAATAAGTCAAAAAGATTAAATATTTATAAAAGTATGAACGATGTAATTAAAATTTTAGGAGAAAGATGGACATATGTTTACTCCGCTATGGGGTATGGTAATTGGGGTTATAATAAAGATAACTACGAATTTACTTCAAATAATATGGTGTCATTTTCACCAACAGAAATAGATGATAAAATTGCTGAATTAGAAAGCGGTTTAGATCCAAAAGATCCTAATAGTGCTGAACTTCAAAACGCAATATTATATTTAAGAAAAATTAAAGATAAAATCGGATAATAATGCCAATTAGATACTCAATATCAGGTTCATATTTTGGTTCAGCTAGCTGGGACAACCCAGCTATTTGGTATGGAGGTATAGTACCTACAGCTAGTGACCAAGTTTATATCCAAGGTATAAGAACAACAATTAACAACGCTCCTGCAGGATATTATCCTTGGTTAGGTCAACAAACCCTAATTGTTGCTAATACTGCCTCTTTACCACCTTCAGGCTCAATTTATACTTACACTGATAGAGATGAAGAAATTAAAATTAATTATTTAGCAATTAGTGCTAGTAATAGATTATTGAGTTGTTCTATTGATACTTCATTTTATTCTTGGAGTTTAGATATATTCCCTATTACAGAATCTTTACCATCTAGAAAAGGTGGTACTATTCCTAATGGTGCTTCTGTATATTTTAAACCAGGTACTATCCTTATTACTTCTAGTATGGTAGTTTCTGCATCTAACGATTATATTAACGATAGATCAGCAATTTACATTTACCAAGGAGGTGCTGTAAGTTTACAAAGTGGAAGTACTTTATCTGTTTATGGAAGAGTTTATGTTGAAGATGGAGAACTAACAGCAACAGGTTCAGCATTATATAAGTTTGATAGACATAACATAACTTCGTCTGATGATAACCGTTTAACTTACTTTACAGGTTTAGTAGGAGCTAACTTTCAATATCAAAAGATAGTTTTTGATGGTCCTGAAGTAAGAACTAATACAATATTATCTCAAAGTGTAGCTGTAGGTGATACGTTTCTTACAGTAAGTAGCTCTAATGGATTTGAAGTTGGTGACCATATTTTTGTTGGTGTAAATAATTTTAGTCAATCTAGAACAGATAACGGATTAACAGGTAGAACTATTGCTGTACCTAGTTCCTCATATGATGAAGTATTTGAAGTAGCTTTTAAAGCTACAGGTAGTCGTTTATACGTTAAACGTATGAATGGTTTAGAAGGTAATATTTTAGCTACAGCTTCATCTACTCAATTAATAGTAGATGAAAAAAGATTTAAAACCGGAGATAAAGTTGTAATTAACGGTCAAGTAAGAACAGTAACATCAGCTTCTACTTATGAATTACAAGTAGCTGATTATGATTTCCAATCAGGTGCAACTTTAGCTGATTGGGAAACAGATATTACTCGTTCATTCTGGAATAATGACTGGACTTTATATCCTGGTTTAGGATTAGCACAATTTACTACAGTACAATATCGACATTTGTTTATTAAAAACTTAATGTTAGATGATGTTAAAGTAGAAGCATGGGTTTCTAACTTAAGAAACATAACAAATGGTTCTGGTAGTAGAGCATCTTATGGTATTCATATTCAAGCTGAACCACAATCAGACTATGATTATACGGGTCCTACATCAACACCAACAGGTTGGCCATTAAGAACATCATTTGTAGTTGATCCATTTAACGCTAGAATGTTTTTAAGACAAAAATGGGCTGGACATACTTTAAATGATCAAATATATACTAGTAGTTTTGCTCAAGATGGATTTAAAAAACTTACATTAGAAACAGAAAACGGATTTGTTAGAGCATATGTTAACGATACCTTATTTACTGAAGAAATCATTCGTAGTGGTGGTGCCACATGGGGCCGTGTAGGTTTGTTTACTGACGGTAATAACTGTGTAGTATGCACTAGATTTAGAGTTTACCGTAAGTGTGAGTTACTAACTTTAGATGCGCCTACAACGGTAGCTATTGGAGATAAAGTAATAGAAACAGGAGCAGAATATGCTCACAATGCTAATGATCGTGTAATTAAATTATTATCTGTAGTAACAGATCCTGCAGAACACGTTAACTATGCTATGGCATATAGAGGTGCGGCAGATTATACAACAAATAACCCCGCAAGTGCTAGTACAAATATGTCAGGTAGTTTTCCTTATATATTTGCAAACAATGCTTGGGGTACTACAGCTTCTAAAACACAAGATACTTTCAATTTCTGGAGATTATTACCTGATTATAATAGAAACTATTATGATTATGGTCAAAACCAATTTACTAGAAGTGTTGTTATTGATTTAGGTCAACCTGTAACATTTAACAATTTTGGTTTTATTGAAGATTATCTTAATGCTGGTCAAAACTGGACAAGCTCAAGAGGTATTCAAATTTCAGGTAGTAATACTATTACAGGTTCATTTGTAACAGCTTCTGATTGGGTTCCATTAACATCATCATTTATTGATGAAAGATGGAGAGCATCAGGCGAAACATTTAGAGGATTTAGAATTGGAGGACCTCATACTTACAGATTTGTAAGAATTGAATGGAATGGTGGTAATACTAGAGCAGCTTCTCCTGGATACAATAGAATTAGAGGATTACGTTTAAGATATAACGTATCTAATAGTTTACAGTTAAATAATACTTCTGATATGAATATTGGAGATGAGGTATTAATTATTTCCAAAAACAATACAGCTTATAACTACCGAAATATTTTAGATTACACAAATAATTTATTTGGTACAACAGCAAGTGCTGCTCAATTTGTAGATCAAATGAAACAACATTATACTATTGCTAACAAGAGCGGTAGTATGATCTATTTAGATAGACCATTTGAAGAAGGTGATATTGAAAAAGGTGCTCTTGTAGTTAAAGTTAATAGAATAATGAATTTTTCCGGCTCAATGGACTCAGGTTCAGGTAACTGGAAAATGGGTAAAATTTATATTGCGGGAGGTAACAACTACCTACCAGTAAGAAGAATTAAATTTAATAACGTTGCCTTCCAACACCTTAACTATTACTGGCCCGGTGGAGGTTCATATGATACTTATGCTTTAAACGGATTTTGTTTTAGAGATCATAATAGAGAAAACTACAATAGTGGTATAACAGGATGTACTACATACAACTGTTTTAACTATGCTGGTTATCCAGGATGGTGGTATTACAGAACAGGATATAACTTAAGACATAATGTATTTTCACATATGAATTCAATATTCATTATGGGATCTGAAAACTTTAATGCTGCCCCTATTATAGTTACTGGTAATGTATTTTATGGATTAAATGGTATTTCGGGTGTTCAACAAAACGCGGCTATGAACTTGTTTAGTTACAATTTTAACATGACCTCAGATTGGATTGCTCCTGGTTATAATCCTCGTTCAGTAGCCGGTCAATATGCTAACTATACTACTACTTTAATTATTAAAAGAAACAAAATTTCAGGAACAAGAGCTCAATGGTTAGGTCAAAGTTATACTGATAATATTGGTAGCCAACATTTTTATAATGTAGATAGTAATTTAATTGAATATAATGACTATCCAGGAAGTACTATATACATTTATAACCAAGTAGATAAAGCTCATACTAATCCATTCTTATTACCAAAACGTTTAGGTATGGATGCTAATAGATGGAACGCTTCTTATTTTCAAAACCAAAACTGGTATCCTCTAATAAACTTAGGTACTTTTGGTACTACAGTAGGTACAGTAGGTAATTATGTTAAAGATTGGAATAGATGGGGTTATAATAAATGGACTAATAACTATGGTGAATGGATAAAACAACCAAACGATAATTTTTATAAATTCTATAGAAATTCATTAGTTGGTACAGATTACAAATATCCTTTATTAAACGCAAGTTTCTACTTGGCTGAAGGTGTTTCTGGTAGCTTTGATATAAGCTTTGATTATTATATGGCTAAATCATCTGCAAACTTAGGTATGAATATGACTTATGCAAGTGGAAGTTTATATATGATTGCTTTAAAAGAAGGATATGAAATGGATAGTATTAGTGGTAGTGCTTATATTTCCGCTAGAATACCTAAATCTGAAACTCCTATAAACTTTACAAGAACCTATCAACTACAAGGTCCTGGAAACTTTGTAATAGGAATTGGTGGTGCTGATTTCTATAGTGGATTTGTAGCAATAAATAACGTTTCAAGCCGATTAAATATACCTGATACTGACCAAGCTCAAGTATTTGTTAATAACTTAAATATGAGATACTTTGATAAAGGAGATAGATGGGTAGCTAAAACAATGTACACTCAACCAATTAACCAAGCTAAATTTAGATTAAAAGGCGCTAGACTATTCTAATGGGAAAAGATATAAGAATAAAACCCTCATCCAGTATTATCCAATTTTCGGGTAGTACTGGAGAGATTGGAGCTAGTATTGAACTAGATAATGTCGGAAGATTAATACTATCTTCATCACAAGTTATTATTGGTCCCGGAAACAATGATATATACATTGGTGATGGTACCTCTAGTGCTAATCTTATTTTTGATAGAGATGGTGCTATCAAAGCTGAATCTGGAAGTGGTGCCCAAATTACTTTAGGTTCAGGTGATTCAAGACTAAACATATCAGGCAGTACAGTTTATATTACTGGTAGTAATGTAGCAATTGGACCTTTTAGTTCAAGTTTTGCTAATATTACTAGTGGTTCTATTACAGCAAGTATTAATTCAAACTTTATAACCGCAAGTGTTATAAGCGCAAGTAATGCTAGAATTACTAACTTAGTAACTTCTAATTATACTAGTTCTTATATTGCTTTACAACCTGATGGTGCTATTTATTTTAATGATAATACTTTAGCAGTAGCTGGATTAAAAGCACAAAATTATGTAGATACTGGTTCATTAATTCCTTTTGGAGATACAGCAGGTGATGCTTTTAGAATTTTATCAGCAAGTACAAGTTGGTTTTTTATAGCATCAGGTTATGATGCAACAGGATCAGTACCACCCTCAACAGGAAGTGTACACTATTTTGGAACAGGTTCAGTATCGGCAAGTGCTTTTGAATTATTAGGTAATAAAATAAACAGTGTATTAAGTTCTAGTTTATTATTCTATACTATTAATAGTACAATATTTGCCCTTAGTGCATCATTTACTGGATCAAGATACAACGGAATTATTTTCCAATCAGGTTCTTATTCAGGTTCAGTTTCAGGTTCTAGTGGTACTTCATTTAATACAATTTTTACATTAGCTGGAGGTACTAACTACACAGCAAGTTATTTAGATCGTGGTGGTAGTATTTCTTTAGATAACAAAGGAAACATTGTTATTGATAGTGTTTCTGGTAGTGTTTACTTAGCTAAAGATAAACATGATATCTACATTGGTGATGGTACTAGCTCAGCAAACATAATGTTTGATTTTGATGGTGCTATTAAAGGTGAAGCAGGTAAAAATGTAGTTTTAACTATAGGTTCAAGTGATACTACTTTAATTATTACGGGTAGTAGAATTAATTTAGGACCGTTTACAGCATCTTATGCTCAAATATCTGATGGTAACATTACAGCGAGTGTTGTAAGTTCATCTACATTAATAGGTAATAGTTTATATGTAACATCTTCTGTAAGTGGAGCTAATGCTAGATTTAATACTGGTAGTTTCGGCTTAATTTCAGGAAGTAGATTAAACTTAAATAATAACAGTGGTATTTTCTTTACAGGTAGCACAGCTACTCCTGGAGCAAGTATTCAATTAGATAATTTTGGTGATTTAGTACTATCAGCTGTAAGCGGTAACATTAGTATTGGTAACAATACAAACGAAATCTACATTGGTGATGGAACAGGCTCAGCATCATTATTGTTTGATACTGGAGGAAATATAAAAACTACTAATGGTAATGCATTATTAATTGGTTCAGCTTCTGCACCTTTATATTTAACAGGTTCAAGTGTTAATATTCAATCAGGTGGAGGAACAACTACATTTGGTGGTAATATTATATCAATAGGTAATAGCAGTATTACAGGTTCATTTACAGGATCATTTATTGGTAATGGAGCAGGATTAACTAATTTAAATATATCTTCTTCAAATACATCTGGTTCATTTACTGGTTCATTTGGTGGTACAGGTTCATTAAGATTAGAAACAGGATCTGTAGGATTATCTTTAGATGTAGCTTCTGATTTCTTAAGATTTTCATCAGGTTCAACTACAAATCTTATAGCCCAACAAGTAGCTGGTACTACAAGCATGTCTTTTGCTTTTAATACTAGTTCAGCTACAGGTACTACTGGTGCTGCTTTTGATGTAAGAGCAACAGCTATAATTACAAACCCAAATGGTAATAGTTTTAATGAAAACTTAAGATTACCTGCTGGTGGGAGTGGTTGGTCTTCTATTGTAATGAATGGACCTATTGCAGGATCTGGAAACCAACCTGGAGTATGGTCAATACTTACTTCACCATCATCATCTGCAACAGGTAGTAATTTAGCAATATATCATGCCGGTACCTCTATTCTTAATATTTATACTTCTAGTTTAGTACAAATAACATCACCATCAGGAGCAATTTTATCACCAACCCAATCTGCAGTTCCAATATTTAGTGGTTCAGACGGACAATTCCTATTTGGAAATGTTAGTGGAAACCAAGTAATGTTTGTGTGGATGGCTGGTCGTTGGAGATCAAGTTCATTAGCTTAAACTATTCTGAACCATTTTAATATTTATAACAGAATATTACTATGGCAAACATTCCTATTTGGACCGGTACTAGTACTTTCTTCCCTGGAGATACACCTTTTGGATTTTATGATAATGATTTCCAATTTCAACAGGATGCAGATAAAGTAGCTAGATTTTGTGCTCAACGTTTGGGTTACCCTTTAGTTGAAGTTGAACTTCAATCCGGATCGTTTTATACTGCATTTGAAGAAGCAGTAACTGTTTATGGAAACGAATTATATGCTTTTCAAGCACGAGATAATTACTTGTCTTTAGAAGGAGCATCTACCGGTTCAAATCTTAATCAATCTTTAGTTAATCCTGGTATGGCTTCTATTATTAGAATGTCACAACAATACGCTTCTGAAGCAGGTACTGGTGGTCAAATTGATTGGTACAGTGGTTCAGTTAATTTATCTTCAAGTGTTCAAGATTATGATTTAAAACAATGGGCTATTGATAATAATGTTACTGGTGGAATTGAAATTAAAAAAATATTTTATGAAAACAAACCAGCAATTTCTCAATTATATAGTCCTTGGGCTGGTTTAGCTCCGGGTGCTATGAGTGCTGTTGGTTTAACCGGTTTAGCTGGATTCGGCCCCGCAACTAATTTCTTATTAATGCCTTTAAGTTATGATGTAGCTAATATGCAAGCTATTGAATTAAATAATGACATTAGAATATCTAATTACACTTTTCAATTATCAAATAATAAACTAAGAATATTTCCTATTCCTGGAGCTGATGATGAAGGAATAAAATTATGGTTTAACTATATTAAAATAGATGATAGAAATAATGCCGCTGTAACCTCAGCCCCTGGTGTTATTAATAATTTATCTAAAATGCCTTATAGTAATCCAAGATATGCCCAAATCAATTCAGTAGGTAGAAGTTGGATTTTTGAATATGCTTTAGCATTATGTAAAGAAATGTTAGGATATATTAGAGGTAAATACACTACAGTCCCAATTCCAGGAGCTGAAGTAACATTAAACCAAAGTGATTTAATAGCCGCAGCATCATCAGAAAAAGAAGCACTTATTACAAGATTAAGAGAGTATTTAGATTCAACATCACGTCAAGCATTACTTGAAAGAAAAGCAGCAGAGTCAATAGCTCGTAATACTGAAATACTACAAGTTCCAATGACAATTTATATAGGTTAATATGGCTTTATTTGGTAGTAGTCGTGATGTAAGTTTATTTAGAAATATTAACCGTGAGTTGATGGCGGATATTATCTCCCAAGAGGTAGTGTTTTATAAATGTAATATAGCGGAAACTAAAGTAAATATGTATGGTGAGGCATCAAAAGGAAGAGCATTTGAACCTCCTATTTTATTAAATGCTTTAGTTGAAAGAAATGACCAAACATCACCAATTCAAGATGATGAAGTTGGTTTCGCTTGGCCTATTACTTATAGATTTTTAAGAGATGATTTAGTTGATGCTAATATTGTTCCTGAAGTTGGAGATTTTATAATGTATAGAGAAGGTTATTGGGAAATAGATAATACAAATGCTAACCAATATTTTGTAGGTAAAGATCCTCAATATCCTTACTATGATGATAAAGGTAATAACCCCTTAAATCCAGGATTAGATGAATTTGGTTACAACATTTCAATTATTTGTACTGCTCACTATGTTCCTGCAGACAGATTAAATATAATTAAACAACGATTATAATGCCTAACAACAGAAAACCCATACCAAAAACACAAAGGGAAATAAGCATATCTCAACAAACTGCTTATAATACTACTCAAGGTAATCCTAATAGTGCTGTACCTGATCCAAAAAATAGGTCACTACAACAATCATGGAAAGGAGATACTGTAAAACCATTTAGTGTTGGTATTCAAGATATTGATGAGGCTGTTTTTTATTATTTAGAAAATGTAGTTAAACCTACAGCAATACACAATGGTGAATCAATTCCTGTTCCTGTATTATATGGTTCTCCTGAAAAATGGAAATCATATCAAAAAGATGGATATTTAAGAGATTTAAAAGGTAGCTTAATGGCTCCTTTAATTATATTTAAACGTAACAACATTGAAAAAGTTAAAACTGTAGCTAATAAATTAGATGCAAATAACCCTAGTAATTATGGAATATTTCAAAAACGTTACAGTACAAGAAATGCTTATAGTACTTTTGATGTATTAAATAGTAAAATACCAGAAAAACAATACTATGCTGTAGTTGTTCCTGATTATATAACTGTAACTTATCAATTTGTAATATTTACTTATTATGTAGAACAATTAAATAAGATAGTAGAAGCAATGGAATACGCTTCTGATGCTTATTGGGGTAATCCTGAACGTTTTAAATTTCAAGCTAAAATTAAATCTTTTGGATTTCAAACAGAACTAAATGAAAATGCTGAAAGAATAGTTAGAAGTACTTTTGATGTTGTTTTACATGGTTATATTGTACCTGATATACAACAAAAAGATATAAATGCTATTTCTAAATTTAATAATAAAACAAAAACAACTATATTCTTTGAATTAGTAGAATCATCAACCCCAACAGATATGTCAAGATTTACATCAACAAGGACCCCAAGTGCGGCCTTTATAGATTCTAATATTGTAGTAGGTACAGGAACAAGCAGTGGAGGAGGTAGTGTAGATCCAGCTATATTTACTTATTTAGCATCTAACTTCCAAAAAACTGGAGTAGTACAAAATACAACAACTGTTACTTTTAGTGTTGGTTGGGCTGTAGCACCATCTGGTTTACCCTCTCCTGATGTAAATAGTTTTACATTTTTCTGTAATGGTAGTTTAATCGAAAAATCAGCAATAACTTCATTTACTCAAGCTGCAGGTGTTTCTACATTAGTTGTAAATACTACATCTTTAGGATATACTTTAGCAGTAGGTGATGAAATTGTAGGTATAGGTAAATTTGAATCTGGAGACTAATGGCAACAATTAATAGTAAACAATTTTTAGCCCCTCAATCATTAACTGGTTCTCTTACAGGATCAATAACGGGAGAAATTACAGGATCAGCTACAGGTTCATTTAGTGGATCTTTTATAGGTAATGGTTCAGGATTAACTAATATTCCTGGTTCTTCAGTAATTGGTATTAGTTCAAATAGATTAACAACAGGTTCAGTTACTGCTTCTGTTAACATAGGATTATTTAATACTTTTAGAATAATAAATGATAATGGTATTTTATTTAATGTTGGATCTTTTGGTAACGTAGGTATATTAACAACAGCCTCATTCTATACATTAGAGGTTTCAGGTTCAGGCAGATTCACAAATGGTGTAAATATTACTGGCTCTGTACAAGTATCAGGTTCATTTTCAGCTACTGCAGGTCAATTTACAGGATCATTTGGTATATCAGGTTCAACAAATATTAAATCCTCAGGTTCATCTATATTTTCAATAGATGGAGTAACAGGAAGATTATTCCAAGTAGATGATGGTACTACAGGTTCATTATTCTCAGTTAATAATGCTTCTGGTTTACCTATTATAAATGCTACCTCAGATTATATTATTACTATGGGTAGATTTAATAATCCAGGTTTAACAGTTTCAGGTTCAACAATTTATACTCCAACATCATCAACTGCTCCTGTCCATACAGGTAAAGAGGGTGAATTTAGATTTGTTCGTACAGGTAGTGCTTATTTAATATATGCCTGGGTAGGTGGTGCTTGGAGATCAGGTTCATTAGTTTAAAATTATGGCTTTTACAATAGGTCCTCCATCAATTATAGGTAGTAATTTATTACTTTATTGGGATGCTTCTAATCCTAACTCATATCCAGGAACGGGTACTACAATTTATGATCTATCAGGAAATAATAATAATGGAACATTAGTAAATGGAGTATCATATAATTCATCAAATGGTGGTGTATTAGTATTTGATGGAAATGATGATTATGTTTTTAGTAATACTCCTAATTTAGCATCTAGTAATTATACTGTAATGGGTGCTGCTAGATATAGTGGTGGTACTAGAGGTAGAATAATTAACGCTACATCGAATAACTGGTTAATGGGTCATTGGAGTAATTCTACTGAAAATTATTATGCTGAAGGATGGGTATCATCAGTTCAAGCAGGTACTAGTGACACTAACTGGAGAATACATGCAAGTAATGGAAACATCTCAGGTGATAGTTATGGATTTTATGTAAACAATAATTTTGTAGTTCAAAACGGTGGTGGTTCTGCTGGTCCTAATGGTATTACTGTGGGAAGATATGCACCAGGGAATTCAGAATATAGTACAGCTCAATTTAGTTTTTTATTAGTATATGATAGAATACTTACAACTACAGAAATGACTCAAATATTTAACTCAAACAGAGGGAGGTTTGGAATATAAATTATGGGACGAATAACAGGAGGAGTTAACATCGGTAGTATACCTGGATTAATAACTTATCTTAATGCTGAAGTATTTACTAGCGGAAGCACAAATTGGGATAATTTACTTAACCCTGGAATAAGTACAGGATCATTAGTAAATGGACCTACATATACTTCTGGACCTATAGCATCTATTAATTTTGATGGAATTAATGACCATGCAAATATAAACTTACCTAATGCGGGAACATATTCAACTATTTCAATTGAAGGATGGATTAGGTGGAATAGCGGAACAGGTATGTTTTTAGGAATGGATGGTTATGATGTATGGACTAATAGTGGTTGTTTAGGATATAATAATGGACAAAGTAATGTTGTTGGTATAGATGCAGCCACAGTAAATAGTTTAGGATTAATAGGAAATTGGAAACATTATGTTTTTGTAATAAATTCTAGTGGATTATTATCACAAAATAAAATATATATTAATAGTATTTCATATACATTAACTCCTGTAGTAGCGGCTGATGGAAACTGTCTTGGAATTTCTACCAATTTAAGATTATGTGAGTGGAATAATACAGTTGGTAACTATGCTGGTAATTTATCTTATTCAACCTGTTTAATATATAATAGAGAATTAACTCAAGGAGAAATAACAAATAATTTTAACGGTCAAAAATCAATATACGGTCTATAATGCCAGCACAATTCGCAAACCCACAAATAGTAACAAACGGACTAATATTTGATTTAGATGCCGCTGATAAAACATCATATGCTGGTTCAGGAAATACATGGTATGATGTTGCTGGATTTAATAATGGATATGCAGTCAATTTACCCTCTTATTCAACTGAAAATGGTGGTTATTTTAACTTTACTACAATTTCTCAATCATTTGATTGTGGCTCAGGTTCAGCAGTAAATATAACTAATAATATTACTTTAGATTCTTGGGTTTATGTAAATTCATATGTTTTATATGGTGGTATTATTGTGTTTGGATCTAGATTAGGAGAACAATATTCATTAAATACTTATTCCGGAGGTAGATTTTTTATAGGTACTAACTGGCCTACAAACTGGCAACAAGGATTTAGTACTATTTTAAATACTAACACTTGGTATAATATAACTGCTACATTTGCTTCTGGTAACTGGGCGATACATGTTAATGGAGTCCAAAATAGCTCCGGAACTTTTAGTGTCTCTTCATTGTCACCTTATGCTAATTCGTGGTTAGTTATAGGAGATAACCAACCCGGAACCAGTGAATGGTTTAATGGTAGAATAGCTAATGTAAAAATATACAATAGAGTTCTTACATCGTTAGAAATTCAACAAAATTATAATACTTTAAAATCAAGGTTTGGTTTATCTTAATATTTATGATAAACATTTATGGCTGACAATAATAAACTATCAAAACCAGGTTTAATACCATTAAAGGTAGAAAACCAAGGTAGTTTAATTACAACCCAAGTTAATAAAATTAATTTTACAGGTTCTGGAGTAACAGCATCTGTCGGCCAATTTAATGATTTAACAATATTAATTACAGGTGGTGGAGGTTCAGGTGTTAGTTCATCATATGCCTTGTCTGCCTCATATGCTCAAACAGCATCTTATTTTTCAGGTAGTATAAGTAATGCAATATCAGCATCTTATTCATTGTCTTCATCCAATGCCTTAACAGCATCATATTGGAGTGGAAGTATATTAAACGCTGTAAGTGCCTCATATGCCTTAACTGCTTCTTATTGGAGTGGAAGTATATTAAATGCTATAAGTTCATCTTATGCTTTAAGTTCATCTAATGCATTAACCGCTTCGTATGCATTAAATGCTTCATCCTTTCCTTACTCAGGATCAGCTCAAATAACAGGTTCATTAGGTGTTACAGGATCAATTACCGCAACCTCATTTACTGGGTCATTATTAGGCACAGGTTCTTGGGCTGTATCATCATCCCAATCAATCACATCTTCGTTTGCTATAAACGCTAATAGTGCATCATATGCGTTAAGTAGTTCGTTTGCTATTACCTCATCTTACGCTAGAACAGCATCTTATGTAAACCCATTAACTCAATCTTTACTAGTTTCAGGTTCAACTACAATTACAGGATCAACAAATATTAGTGGTGCTTTTAATTTAATGGGAGATATTAATGCTTCTTCAACTACAATAATATTAAACTCTCCCTCTATAGCATTACCTGGATTAGCATTCCCTTATACACCTAGTCCAACAGTAAAAACAGTTTTATTTGATACTTTAAATAATGTTCTATTTGTTACATCATCATTACCTGGTGGAGGTGGGGGAAATGCAACTTATATATCAACAGGTTCAATAACAGCATCTGTTAACGTAACAGATCTTTTTTTAATCCAATCATCATCTCGTGAATTACTTAAATTTAATAATCAAGGAGTAATGGTAATGGAAGCTTACTACACTACTCCGACGGCTATAACAGGAGGATTTATATATTCGGCTTCTGGTGATTTTTTTGTAGGATTATAATATGTATAACAAACAAATAAATAAAATATAATGGCAAGTTGGAAAAAAGTCATAGTCTCAGGCAGTGACGCAATATTAAACTCATCAACAGTTAGTACAAATCAAGTAATCACCGCATTACAATCAACAACAAAACTATCAGGTTCATTTACTGGTTCATTTGTTGGAGATGGTACGGGTATTACTGGTATTACAGCAACAGGTTTGAATATCCCAGGAACAGTAACAGAAATTACAAACCAACCCTTTGTAGTATCAGGTTCCGCAGCACTTCAAAAGATTACATTAGCTGATATTACCTCTCAAATTACTGGTTCTGGTTTAACTAAAGCAAGTGGTACAGGTAATACAATTATGTTGAATACTTCTTCAGCACATTTTATTACTGGTTCTAGAACTTTACTTTTCGCTTCTGCTTATTTAGGATATAATAACTCAACAGGTATATTTACTTTTGATAGTGGATCATACGGTACTTTTGCCGCTGGTGCTGGTTTAGCATCAACAAATGGTGTTTTAGCGGTTAATGCTGGTAATGGTATATCAGTTACTGCTCCAACATCGGATGCAGTAAATTTAGATACAGGTTCAACACATTTCATAGCAGGGGTAGACAATGAAGTATTTAAATCCGCTAATTTCGTAGATAGTACTTATATTGATTTTACAGTAACAGCAGGTACATCAGTTACCGCTGTAATTAATTCTAGTAGTATTCAAAATGGTCACTTAGCAAATAGTGCTATTACCGTAGGTACAACAGGTATTTCTTTAGGAGGTACTGCAACCACAATAGCTGGTATTTCAAGTTTATCAGCAACCAACATTACTGGTTCCAACATTTCAGCTTCTGCTACATTAACAGGTACTACAGTATCATCAGCAACAACAGTAACTGCAGGTACTAACTTAATATCAACCGCAGGTAACGTTACAGCAGCATCAGGATATGTTAGAGCAGGTTCACCAGCAGGTGCTCCTGGTACTCCAGGAGCTGTTGAAGGTGTACTTGGTTACTTTACTTCAGCAACTGTTGGTACTTTAGGAGTAACAGGTAATGCTACTGTTTCTGGTGATTTAATAGTAAACGGTACTGCCTCATTTATTAATAGTACTAACTTATATGTTAAAGACCAATTTATATTATTAAACAGTGGTTCAACAACTTTACAAGATTCTGGTCTTGTAATGGCTTATAGTGCCTCAGGTGTTGGTTCAGCGTTTTATTTAGATGCCGTTGGTTCTTATGGAAGATTTGGTATTGCATATAATGTATCAGGAACTGCTACAACAGCTACAACAGATTCTTATGTAGTATCAGTTTCAAGTTCAACAGGTGCTCCTGGTGGAACACCAATATGGGGAGCTGCTGCCGGATATGGTAACATGTATGTTAACTCTTCTGACGAATCAATTTGGATTTATTCTTAATACTTTAACATATGGGTTTTTTTAGTTCTAATTCAGTTCCACCAAATAATGTTGAACCAATACAGGTTAATATGAATGTTAATAATTTAACTAAAGAAGAGATTGCTTTGTTGATTAATTTGATAAAGCAATCTACCTTTCAAGGAGAGAATATTGAATCTCTCTATAATTTAGTTTTGAAATTGCAAAACCAGTATTTATCTTTGGATAAATAATTATGGAATATCCAATAGAACTTACTCTTGATGAAATCACTATAATTCTACAATCTGTAGATGTGGTTTCTATTACCGGTAGAAATGCTAGATTAGTATCTGCTTTACAAAACAAATTAGATGAAGCGGCCTTTCAAATCCAAATGAATATGCAAATGCAAGAACAAGAGCGTATTCAAGCAGAACAGGAACGCCAACGTCAACTTGAACTTCTTATTTCAAAAGAAGCAAAGAAAACAAGTAAGACACCTTCTAACTAATATGTATTATTGATATTATTGGCCCGAAAGGGAAGTGGGCTAGGCAATCCTAGTAACCAACCATAATAATTTTTATGCCAAACTGGAAGAAACTAATATACTCAGGTTCTGCTGCCGTTTTATCTAACGTAACAGCCTCATCCTATACAGGATCGTTTACAGGTTCATTTTCAGGAACCTTTACATCAGCATCTTTTGCATCCACCGCTTCAATCACCCTTAATACAGTAACCGGCACTAACTCAACAAACTTAGTATATGGTAACATGGCTGACAATGATCAGTTTCGTATTAGAATAGGAGGCACAGCTACGAATGGAGGTTTTGTAGAAATAGCAACAGCAGATGATGGTACTGAACCAATACACGTTAGACAGTATACTGGAGTATTTACTTCATTAACAAGGACAGCAACTTTACTAGACGGATCAGGAAACACTTCATTCCCAGGAGGAGTTACAGCGACTACATTTACAGGATCATTACTTGGTACAGGTTCATGGGCCGTATCATCATCTAGAGCAATAACTGCTTCATTTGCTGTATCATCAGTATCTGCTTCTTATGCACCAACAAATCAATTATCTATTAATAACCAAGGAACAAATTATACTTTAGTATCATCTGATGCTGATAAATTAGTTGAAATGAATGTTGGTAGTCCTAATACTCTTACAGTACCGGATAATGCTTCTGCTCCTATGGTTATTGGAACTCAAATTATGGTAGTACAACAAAATACAGGTCCTACTACTATAGCACCAGCAGGAGGTGTTACTTTAAATAATGCTGGTGGATTATTAAATTTAGCTAATCAATATTCTGCTGCTACTTTAGTAAAACGAGGTGTTGATGAATGGTATGTATTTGGAGATTTAGCATAATATGTTTTCAAGAGCATTTATAGGTATTATAGCATCATCTAGAGGAGGAGGAGTAGTTTTAACTCAATCTATTATCTATGATGACCCTAATTACTATCCTGCAGGTTCAGGTCCTGATGCTTGTAATCCAATGCCTTTACCTCCACCAAACCCACCACCAATGCCTATGCCTATTGATATGTGGTACTCAGGTACAGGAGGTGTTGGGGACTTTATTTATTATGACGCAGCAGGAACCATTCCAGTTAACGGGTTTTTTGGATGGTGGAAAACAGACATAACAGGTCCTCCTCTTTCAGTACAATTAAGTTTTACTGGAGAAATCATATCAACTTATTCATGTTAATTTGGAATTTTAATAATTAATTAATATATTTATAATCATATGGAAAATCAAGTTACACTCACAATCGAAGAAATTTCTAAAGTAAAAGAATTTCAACAAAAAAATCAAGAACTTATTAACATCTTAGGACAAATTGATCTTCAAAAAATCAATTTAGATTTGACTCGTGACAAAATCAAACAAGACATTAATGTTTCTAATGACGAACAAAATGCTTTTGCTATGGAAATTCAATCTAAATATGGTGAAGGTCAAATTGATATTGAAAAAGGAGTATTTATTCCTTTTACAATGTAATTTAATTTTAAATCATTTTTAAAGCACCTCTAAATGGGGTGCTTTTTTGTTTTTTGTAAATATTTATAACAAATGGCTGTATTATCTAAAACAGGAATAACTCAAAACAACACCATCCAAGCATGGCATGTTACACAATCAATAGACGCTTTTACAGGTACGTCATATGATTTAACTATAGCTGGTACTTTAAACGCTACAGGTTCAACTATTACAGGCAGTATTTCAAATGCTACAAGTGCTTCAAGAGCAATAAATGTTCAAATTTCAAATGTAGCAGCAAACCAAGGTTATACTATCCCATATTTAGCAAGTACAGGCTCAACATTAACCGGACTTTACTATTCAGCAACAGGTCCTGTATATAATCCAATTACTGAAAGAATATTAGCAACATCATCCTGGTCTGTAACTTCTTCTTTTGCAGCAACCGCTCCTACACCTACACAAATTTTAGGTACAGCTTATCCTAGTGGTAGTGCTTCATTTCCTAATTCAAATTTAAAAATAATTGCTGGTGCTAGTAAAACTGGTACTACTCCTAATACTGTAGCTATTACTATTAGTGATATTTTAGGTAAAACATTAGGACAAACAGCTTTTGTTACAGCAACTGTGTCTGGAAGCGCGGGTGTTATGAATTCAATAGTAGTAAATAGTTTATTAGGAAATATTTTAACTTTTGAGTCACAAGCTCCTGCAACTGATTTTTATTATACTGTAGTTTATTTATAATCACTACATATTTATATATAAAAGGTTTTATTTTAATAGTTATAAATCAACTGATTTTTAGAAACTTTTAACATATTTATAACAGAATAAAATAATAACTTAAAAAATGGCAGAACAAATAGTATCACCTGGTGTATTTACAAGAGAAAACGACCAGTCATTTATTGCTACTCAACCAGTTACTGTAGGAGCATCTATTGTAGGACCAACTGTTTTAGGACCTGTTGGTATTCCTACAGTTGTTACTAGTTACAGTGATTATCTTAACCGATTTGGTAGTACTTTCTTAAGTGCGAGTGCAGTTTACACTTACTTTACTTCAATCGCAGCTTATAACTACTTTAATAATGGTGGTCAATCATTGTTAGTGACAAGAGTAACCACAGGTTCATTTACCTCAGCTTTATCTAAAACTAATGGTGGTGGAAATTACATCAGTAGCAGTGTAGCATCAGCTTCTTTCCAACTTGAAACTTTATCAGCAGGTGTTATTATGAATAGCACATCATCAGAAGATGCTTCAGGTTCATTAGCAAGCGGATCTAAAGATAATATTAGATGGGAAATTTCTCAAACAGATACAGCATCAGGTACTTTCACTTTGTTAATTAGACAAGGTAATGACACAATTAATCAAAAATCAGTTTTAGAAACTTGGGCTGGTTTATCATTAGATCCTAAAGCTCCTAATTATATTTCTAAAATTATTGGTGACCAAACTCAAACAGTAGTAACTTCAGGTGGAAGTACTTATTTACAAGTAATTGGTTCTTATCCTAACAAATCACGTTGGGTACGAGTAAGTGATGTTCCTGGAAAAACTCCTGATTATTTTGATAATACTGGTTTAGCAAAATCTCAATATGTAGGATTCATTCCTGGTTTAGGAAGTGGTTCATTTACTGCTGCTACTGGTACTTTATTTGTAGGTAGTCCTGCTAATTTTTATCAAAATATTAACAACACTAACACTCAAGGTTTAATTGCTGACAACTATACTCAATCATTAGCTTTATTAGCAAACAAAGATGATTATCAGTACAATGTAATGATTGCTCCTGGTTTAGTAAGAGACGCTTCTAACTTTGCTTCTCATATTGCTCCTATTAATGTTGTAATTAATAATGCTTCTAACAGAGGTGATAATATTGCTGTTATTGATGTTGCTAAGTATAATGAAACTGTATCTAATGTAGTTTCTAAAGCTTCAGCTGTTGATTCTTCATATGCTGCTACTTATTGGCCTTGGTTACAAACCATTGATCCTGATACTGGTGAGTTAGTATGGGTTCCTGCTTCAACTATGATTCCTTCTATTTATGCTTTCAATGACAGTATAAGTGAGCCTTGGTTTGCTCCTGCTGGTTTAAATAGAGGTGCTTTATCAACTGTAGTAAGAGCTGAAAGAAAATTACCTCAAGGCGACAGAGATACTTTATATAGCGGTAAAGTTAACCCAATCGCTACTTTCCCTAACACTGGAACTGTAGTATATGGTCAGAAAACATTACAAACTAAAGCATCTGCTCTTGATCGTGTAAACGTTCGTAGATTATTAATTGCTCTTAAAGGATATATTTCAGGGGTTTCACAAAACTTAGTGTTTGAACAAAATACTATTGCTACAAGAAACCAATTTTTAAGCCAAATCAACCCTTACTTAGAATCAGTTCAACAAAGACAAGGTTTATATGCTTTTAAAGTAGTAATGGATGATTCTAATAATACTCCTGATGTAATTGATAGAAACCAATTAGTAGGACAAATTTATTTACAACCTACTAAAACTGCTGAATTCATTATTTTGGATTTCAACATTTTACCAACTGGAGCAACTTTTAGTTAATTTTTTAAAAACAGAATATTTATAACAAAATAATAAAATGGCAATCTTAGATCCTAACGAAATATTTTTCACTGCGTTTGAACCAAAACAGGCAAATCGTTTCATCATGTATATTGATGGTATTCCTAGCTATACTATTAAACAAGTATCAGCTGTAACTTTTGAACAAGGTGAAGTAGTGTTAAACCATATCAATGTTTACCGTAAAATCAAAGGTAAAACTAAATGGAGTGATTTAACCTTAACTTTATTCGATCCTATTACTCCCTCAGGAGCACAAGCTGTGATGGAATGGGTTCGTTTGCATCATGAATCAGTAACTGGCCGTGATGGTTATAGTGATTTCTACAAGAAAGACTTGACTATCGATGTGTTAGGTCCTGTAGGTGATATTGTTTCAGAATGGATTATCAAAGGTGCCTTTATTAAAGGTGGTAACTTTGGTGAATACAACTGGGATACTGAAAACCAAGCAGTTAATATCTCATTAACTATTGGTATGGATTACTGCGTATTGAACTTCTAATATAAAAAGAAATACATAAAAGAGCTCGCATTTTTTGCGAGCTTCTTTTTTTCTTATATATTTATATAGGACAATAAAGTTATATAAAAATATTTATGGAAGAAAATAAATTCTCGTTCCCCACAGAAGTTATCGAATTACCTTCAAAAGGATTACTTTACCCTGAATCAAACCCTCTCTCTTCAGGAAAATTAGAAATGAAATACATGACTGCTAAAGAAGAGGATATTTTATCAAATCAAGCTTATATTCAAAAAGGTATTGTACTTGATAAACTATTAGAATCATTAGTAGTAACTAAAGAAATTAATGTTACTGATTTAGTAATTGGTGATAAAAACGCATTATTAATTGCTGCTCGTGTTTTAGGTTATGGTAAAGATTATACTTTTACATATGATGGTAAAGAACATGAAGTTGATTTAAGTACTTTAGAAAATAAAACATTTGATGAATCTTTAATAACTAAAGGAACAAATGAATTTTCTTATACTTTACCTTCTACTGGAACTGAAATTACTTTTAAATTATTAACTGGTAAAGATGAGTTAAATGTTAATAAAGAAATTGAAGGTCTTAAAAAGATTCACAAAGATGCTTCACCTGAATTATCAACTCGTCTAAAATATATGATTACATCAGTTGCTAATGATAGAGAAGCTAAAACAATTCGCAGTTTTGTAGATAATCATTTATTAGCTCGTGATTCTAGAGCATTAAGAGAATATATTAGAAAAATTCAACCTGATGTAGATTTAAATTATATTTTGGATGGTGGTGAGGAGGTCACTATCCCAATTAATATTAGCTTTTTTTGGCCTGACTTCTGATATAGCTAGTCAAGTTAGATTTAACTTATTTAAACAAATACATGAAATAGTATTTCATGGAAAAGGAGGTTATACTTGGGAAACTATATATAACATGCCTATTTGGTTACGAAAATTTACTTTCCACCAAATACAATCTTTTTATAAAGAAGAACAAGAGCAATATGAAAACTCACAAAACGGTAACAAAACTACAGTTATTGATTCTTCAGGTAAAGTAAATACTCCTGAATTTGCTCAAGTATCTCAAAAATATAATCAACCAACTTATTCAACAAGGGCATCTAATAAAAAATGATGCCCTTTAATATTTATAATAAACATATTTTATTAAATGGCTGATTTAACTCCTGAAGAAATAAATAAACAATTTGAACGCCTTAGAAGTTTAGCTACTACTTTGGGTAAAGATTTATCAAAATTAAATCTTAGACCTATAAAAGAAGATGTTGGTGTTGTAATTGAATTAGTAGAAAAATGGAATGATGAATTAGACCAATCTTTAGCATCTACTGAAAATTTAGCAGCAGGTTTCCAAGATGTTGTTCAGCAATTTTCAAGTGGTAATGTAGCTCTTGCTTCTACTAAAAAAGAATTTAATGCTTTAACTGGATTAGCTCAAAAAATGCAATACTATCAAGCGGGTATTAATGATTTGACTAAAAAAGAACTTTTAGATATACAGAAAAAAGCGGCTCAATCTAAAGAAAATTTTAAAACTAACATAACTAATCTTGAACAAAGAAAATCTGCTTTAATAAATGAAAATAGAAGTGATGAGGTTAGTTTAGAACAAAAGAAAAAAAATAGAGCAGAAATTCAAAAAATAAATAGTGCTTTAGTAGATGCTAATTCTATTGTTAAAGAACAAGATCAAAACTATCAAGATTTATTAATATCTGTTAGACATGCTCTTCATGAACAAGAAGAAGTAAATAAAGCTTTAGGTGTAGGTGGGCATCTTATTCATGGGATGCAACATAGTTTAGAGCATCTTGGTCTTGGAAAGTTAGCTGAAACTCTTGGTTTAGAAGAAGCCGCAGAACATATGCATGAACTAGCTGAAGAAGCAGTTAGAAGTGGTCATGCAACAAATACCTTTGCTTCTAAATTTAATATATTAAAAGCAGGTATTTCCACTATAGGAAAAACCTTTGTTGAAAATTTAACAGACCCCGCTGTAGTAGTTACAGCTACTATAGGAGGGTTAATTCATGCTTTTCAACATGTTGATAAAGAAATTAGTGAAGTAGCAAAAGATATGGGTGTGGGTCGTAATGAAGCCCAAGGTATGGTTCTAGAAATGGAACATATGGCTAATCATTCCAATAATATTTTTATTAATACTGAAAAATTAGTTAAATCTAACATGGAACTGAATAAGTTATTCGGAACCGCAGTTGTTATGAACGAAGAAATGCTTGCTGGTTATACTGAATTAACTGTTCAAGCTGGTTATAGTGTAGAAGAAGCAGGAAAATTAGCACAATTATCTGTTGCTAATGGTGGTAGTATTAAAGAAAACACAAGTGCTATTTTAGGTCAAGTAGCCGCTTTAAATGCTGAAAATGGCTTAGCTATTAATAATAAAGATATAATGGCTGATATTAGTAAAATATCATCAGCCACTACATTAACTTTAGGAAACCAACCAGAAAAACTAGCAGCCGCTGCTTTTAAAGCAAAACAGTTTGGTATGGAATTAAATAAATTAGAAGATATATCTCAAGGTTTATTAAATTTCGAAGACTCAATCTCAGCTGAATTAGAAGCTGAATTACTAACTGGTAAACAAATTAACTTAGAAAAAGCCAGAACTGCTGCTTTAAATGGTGATTTAGCAACAGTAGCTGAAGAAATAGCAAACCAAGTAGGTAGTGCTGCTGAATTTACTAAAATGAATGTAATTCAGCAAGAAGCATTAGCCAAATCTGTAGGTATGAGTCGTGATGATTTAGCTAAATCTCTTATGGATAGAGAAGCTATGGCCAAATTATCAGACCAAGAAGGAGATTCAGCGCAAGAAAGATTTAATAATTTAGTAAAAGAAGTAGGTTTAGAAGAAGCTAAAAAAAGAATTGGAGATGAAACATTAGCAAATCAATTAGCATCATCATCAACCCAAGAAAAATTAGCTGCTGCTGCTGAAAAAATGCAAGAAATATTTGCTTCTTTAGTAACACCTTTAATGCCTGTGTTAGAAATTTTTGGTTCTATATTTGAGATTGTAGGTCCAATTGTAGGATTAGTAGGAACATTAGTTGGTTATTTATCTTCTGCTGTGAAATTTATAATAGATATGGGTAAGTATTTATTACCTGTAGCTGGTATATATGGTGCTATAAAATTAACACAAGGTTCTATATTAGGATATCAAATAGCATCTAATGTTCAAAACATGATAGCCGCTAATAGAGGTTTAGCTCAGATTGGTGCTAATAGAACTTTAGCTGCTTTAGAAAAAGAATCATTATGGGTTAAAATAGCAGGAAATGCTCAATTGTTAGTTCAATTAATAAGAGAACAAGGTGTAGTAGGAATTAAAACTTATGCTAATGCTTTAGATGATAAAAGTATTGCTAAAAAAGTTATTATAAAAACATATGATACTATTGCTTTAGGAGTAGAAAAAGCAAAAGCATTATGGAAAGGTATTCAAAATACTTTTGAATCTATATCTTTAGGTTATAAAGAAAAAGGATTAGTTCTTACTATTAAAGATGCTTATAAAAGTATAGCAAAAGCAGCAGCTTCAGTTTACAACTCAGCAGCCCAAATTCCATACATTGGTTGGATTTTAGGAGGTATAGCAGCGGCTGGTGTTGTAGCTTTAGGAGCATCATTAATGTCAAAAGGTAATGACATTGTATCAGGCGGATATGGAAAACGTACATTAATGGCTCCTGAAGGTGCTATTGCTTTAAATGATAAAGACACAGTTATAGCTGGTACTGATTTAGGAGGTAAAAATAAATCTAATACTGGAGGTAATACTGAATCCTCTGTTCCTACTTCTTCACCTTCAATTGATATAGCGCCATTAATTGATAGAATGATGGCTGTTGAAAATGTATTAACTCAAATATTAAATAAAAATTACGATATTTATCTTGATTCAACTAAAATGGGTACAAGCATGGCTATGGGAACATCCAAAGTTCAATAATTTAAATATTTATAACAAAATAACTATGGCACTTTTAGATTTATTAAAAAAAAGCACTTTAAGTTTAGGAGGCAAAACTCCAGACCAATTTGCTCCCGCAGCTGCTTCATCAACTGATTTAGTTCAATCATTAAGATCTTCACAATTAGATTTAGATGGTAAATCACCTTTATCATATACTGATATCTCAGCGACCGGTGGAAACTTAGTTCAATCATTAAAATCTTCTACTTTAGATTTAGACGGTAAAACCCCTGAAAAATATTTAGATAACTTACCTAAATAATGGGATTAATTGACTTGAAGACTGATTTAAAGTCCCTTAAGTATGGCAAAGATACTTTTGGTGGGGGAAATTCTAAACAACCTTTTGTAAAAGAACCAATCCCTGATCAGTATGAAGGCAAAAATAGTTCTATAGATTTTTTATTTAGATCAGGCGGTAATACTTCTTTATTAAAAGAATACCAAAATGATCTTACTCGAATTACTAAATTTTTAAGTACTACTCAAGGTACATTGTTTATAATAAAGCAAGAAGCTTTAGCTAAACAGGATGTGCCTCGTGCAGGTGGTGTTATTAAAGACAATCCAACACGTTTATATAACCCATTAACTACATTAGCGCAATTAAATTTAGGACAGTTTGGTGCTCATTTTGATGGTAAAGGTATAAATCCTAATTTACAAACACCAGACAAATATTTTACTATTTATAAAAATACTTCTTTAGAAGATAATTTATTAATAAAACTTTCAGGTTCTGCTTTACAAAAAACAGAAGATACATTTTTACTAAAATATAAAAATGGTCCTGGAGTTCCTTTGTTTAGTAATACTATAATTAATTTTGCTGATCAAAGAACAGGTACTAATAATCCTCTTTCAATATCCCAACCTGGATTTTTTTATTCAGGATCTTCATTACATACAAAAAATTATGATATAAATTATAATAAAATGTTAGGGGCTAGTGTGAAAGATGGAGTAGCAGATTCATCCCAAACCGGTTTTAATCAACAAGGCCAACAATTTAAATTATTTGGACCATTAGATGATAACAGCACAATATCTAAAAATCCAGGTAAATATACTTTAATAGAAAGTTCTCAATATGGACAAGGTAAAAAAGAACATACTTATGAAAAACCAAATTTCACAGGTAGTTTAGGCTTATCTAATTTACCCTATACTGGATCTACTACTATTCCTAATAACCAAAAAGGAGTAGCGGCAGATGGTGTTACAACTGGATTATTTGGAGCAAGTGCTTCTCCAAAATCAGTAGCTGGAAGGACAGTTCCTATTCCTTCATCATTAACTGGGTCAAAACAATTTTCAATAAATAAAAGCTTAGGTGCTTCTTCTGTTTATAATAAATTAACAAACACACGAATAAATAATAATTTTTTAAATTTTATTCCTAGTGTTTATACTCCTTCTTCTGCTGGTACTTTTCCTACCCAAACTACATCAGTAAATTTTTATCCTATAAATGGTAATATTAATAGTAATAAATCTACTGTTTTTGTTCAAAAAGATTTAATTAATTTTATTCCTTTTCAAGATAATAGTGTTTTTGATTTAAAAGATTTTAGAAAAAAAGTTATAAATTCCCTTTCAGGAATAAAAACTACACCTACAAACACAGTATTATCTTCTTCTCCAGATTATAATTTAAAAAGTAGAGAAGTTAGACTAAAATTAGGAGACCCAGGCAAACGTAAAAATAGAAATGTAATTAGTTATCATAATGGATTAGGAAAAGCATTAGATCAAATAAATGCTCGTCCTATAGTCGCTGGTAATCCTCGTTCCCCGGTATTATTAGAGGATATGGTAAATTTTGCTATTTGCCCAATAGATAATAATAATCCATCATCAGGTCAAATTATTCAATTTAGAGCATTTTTAGATAATTTTGGAGATAACTTTAATAGTAAATGGAGTAGCATTCAATATTTAGGTAGAGGTGAAGAATTTTATAATTATGGTGGATTTTCAAGAAAAATTTCTTTAGGTTGGACAATTGTCGCTCAATCTAAAGAAGAACTACAACCAATGTTCCAAAAACTTAACACATTATGCTCTAATCTTCTTCCAGATTATAACACTAACGGGTATATGCGAGGTCCTTTAGTTACATTAACTGTAGGAAGTTATGTTAAAGGATTAGTTGGATTTATAGAATCAATTAACTTAGAATTAGTTAGTGATAATACTACTTGGGAAATTGGAATAGATGATAAAGGCAATCAAACAGGAGTTCAATTACCTCATATGATAAAAGTAACAGGAGTATCATTTACACCAATCCATTCATTCTTGCCAAGAAAATATGGTACAGATAATCCATTAACACAAAATAATGCCTTAATGGCTGCTTCAACAATATAATATGGCTAACAGATATATAGACATACAAGTTTTAAAAACAGAAACAGGTAAACGTTTTTATGGTACTACTAAATACCCCCAAATACCTCTAACAGAAAATGATCTGTATGTTTATACTACTGAAGGAGATAGATTTGATATATTAGCTCAACAATATTATGGAGATAGTTCATTATGGTGGATTATTTCTATTGCCAATGAAGAACTAACTCAAAATAGTTTAACACCCCCAATAGGTTCACAAATAAGAATACCAGCAAATGTATCTTTAGTTTTACAAGAATTTAATAATTTAAACAACCGATAATGGCTATTATAGGAGAAGTTTTTGATGAATTTGTAAATAAACAAATTCAAACTAGGCAAAAAATATACTCGGCGCGTGAAAGAACTACAGAACAATTAACTTACTTAAATAATAAAAATGCTTTTGTTAGACTAGTATCAGGAGTTGATATTGAAGACGCCCAAATATTAGCCAAAATAGGCATCCCTAGCTCCTATTCAGGTAATATTTTAGCTACTAATTTTATATTACACGCAGGAACATCAGCAGGTACTATAGTTAATGGATTACGAGCTGGAGTCACAACCACTGTAAATACAATTCCAACCCCTGTTAATTCAGCTTATGGAATTGGTGGGAATGAATTTGGTTTAAATCCAATGATGGGTATTACATCCTGTGATATAACTAGTAAAAATAGAGGATCATTACGAGAAGCTAAACTTCAAATAAAAGCATGGAATAGGATTCAATTTGGAATTATAGATGCTCTTTATTTACGATTAGGATTTGAGATGTTCTTAGAGTGGGGTAATGTAACTTATTTAAATAATGGTGGTGGGGTAGAAACAAGAAATATGGCTACACTAGCTAGTGAATTCTTAAACCCAAAGAAAAAACCATTAAGCCCAAAAACATTTGCTGATGATATTTTAAACAAAAGAAAAACCACAAGTGGTAACTATGATGGAATGTTAGCTAAAGTAAAAAACTTTGATTGGAGTTTTAATGCTGATGGTTCTTATGATATTACTATAAGTTTAATAAGTTTAGGAGATGTAATTGAATCTATAAAAGTTAATTCAACATTTTTTCCATTTTCACCTAAAGGATTAACATCTGATTTAATAGCAGAAAAAAGTAAAGAAAAAGCAGAAGAACTTAGAGAAAAAAGATTAAAAGCTATTGAAGAAGGTGAAGAAGCACCTGATGAAGATGATGAATCTCAAAATGAAGATGCTGATTATGTATTTACTGAAAGATTTTCAAATGATTTAGCTTGTTATCTTTATATGGTAGCTACAGCTAAAACTCAAGCTAAAACATCTGATCTTTTAGGTAATTTAATAACAATTGCTACTTTTGGTATAGTTGGTGATTTAGAAGAATTTGGTGAAGTTGAAAAAGGAGATGATTTTGTAGCAGGATCAAATGATAATACTAATAATCCTCCTGTAATTTTACCTAATGATGGAAGTTGGACATCAGCCGCTAAAAAATTAGGTTTGCCTTTTAAAGCAGGTTCAAAAGATTTAGTTTATGTTTCTTATGAAGGTGCCCCTACATTTAATGGATATTTTATAAGATTAGGATGGTTATTACAATATATGAAAGATTATATTATATTGTATAAAACTGATGATGGTGGTACTCCTAGTCCTGAAGTTCCTATTATTGATATAGATTATGATGTAAACACAAATGTTTGTTTTACAACTGAAAATCAAATATCAGCTGACCCAAGAGTTTGTCTTATAGGAAATAAAAGAGTATTAATAGATGATTCTCCGTTTACAATGTATGAAGGTTTAGATGCTTTTTATACTGAAAGTCCTGTTCCTCATGGAAAAACTATGAATATTTATTTAAGTTTTCCTTTTGTGGTAAAAACTTTAGCAGACATGGTTTCTAATAAAGAAGATGGAGTTGTAAATTTATATGATTATTTAACAGAGTTAATGACTGGTGTTAATAGTGCTATGGGTGGAATTAATGCCTTTGAAGTAGTTATAGATCCTGAAATTAACACACTGCGAATTATAGATAATAATCCTATTCCTAATTATGAAAAGTTAGTAGGTGAAAAACCACCAACAATTTTTAATATTTATGGAGTTGGACCTAATAATAGTCAAGGTTCTTTTATAAAAGATTTTTCAATTAAATCTGAAATAACTAATAATTTAACAACAAGTGTATCTATAGGAGCTCAAAATGGAGGAGGAGCAGTTGATGGAACAGATGGTACAGGTATTGCCCAAACAAATAAAGGATTTAAAAACAGAGTAGCCCCAGGTACATCTGGTTCACCTAGTTCTCTTGATAAACAAACCAAATCCTTAGATACAGAAGAAAAATATAAATCCCAACTAGCAGTCTATAACTCATTTTTATCTTCTCAAGTAGACACTGTAGCAGGAACAAAATTAATTGGAGGAATAGTTTCTCTTTTTGTTGATGATGATTCTGAATGGGATCCAAAATTATTTGATACAACAAAAAGTATATTAAGTGTTTTCCTAAAACATGAAATTCAAAAACAAGCCATCACTGATAAAAAGGCAACACCATTAGGAGGTTTTATTCCTTTAAATGTTTCTTTAACTATGGAAGGAATAGGAGGAATAAAATTATTTCAAAGATTTGATGTTGAACAACAATTTTTACCTTTAAATTATAGTGATAGTTTAAGTTTTTTAATAAAAGGAATTAACCATAAAATAGATGCTAATGGATGGACAACAACTATTGAAAGTTTATCTATCCCTAAATCTATGTTAGATACTAATTCTATCAATGGATTAAAAATACTTAAACCTAAAGGAGTACAAAAACCTGTTTTATTACCTTTACCTCCAACATCTGAAGATGGCGGAAATGGATCACCTATTGTAGAAATAGCCGGAGACGGAAAATCATCACCATCAGGATATGACACTAGTAAATTAATATTAAAAACTAGAGGTGGAGCTAAAATTAAACGTATTATGATTCACCACACTGCTGGTTCAGATAATACTTTACAAGTTATTAATGGTTGGGTAAACAGACAAGACAATAGCTTAAAAGCAGGTGAAATTAACTGTCAGTATGTAGTTGGTAGAGACCTTAAAAAGAACCCTAAAGGTGTAGTAGAACAACTTTATGATGATGCTTATTGGGGATATTGTAATAGTACATCAGGCGCAGGTAACCAAGAAGTAGGTATAGAATTATCAGCATATGGATTTTTAACTAAAAATGCTAAAGGACAATGGGTTAATTATGTTAATGGTATAATACCTGAAAGTGAAACAGCTCAACCAGTTGATGCTAATTTAAATCCTATTAAATGGCAAGGATATGAAAGATACCATCGTTATACTCCTGAACAAATAACTGGATTAGAAAAAATATTAATTGATTTATGTAAACGAAATCCTGATATTAACCCTGTTTTTGATTGGAATGCTTGTTTTGGTGAAAAAATAAACTATAATCAAATTAAAGCATATAGTGGTATATTCTGTCATAGAAAAAGTATAGGTAAAGCAGATGCTTTCCCTCAAAAAGAATTAGTTGTAATGTTACAAGGATTAGCAGCTAAAATTAAAGGAGGAATACAAACAGATAAAGCAACTGAATCACGATCTAAAGTAAATTATTACTATCAACAGATTGAAGACATTTTAAATTTAAAAGATACTTATGATAATGGAAAACCATTATTAAAAGCTACTAAAGGAGCTATAGATAATGAAGAGGAAGGTGTTCAACGATTAAATGTTTTATTTAGTATTAGTACTTCTAGTGGTATTAGTCAAGGAAATTATGGTTCTTCTTCTTGGAAAAATAAACTTTCTGTAAATAGTATCCCTGATGAAACTATAAAAAAAGATTTTATAGCAGTATATGATAAAATAACAGATCAAATAAATAGAAAAAATAACACATTTATAGTTAAAGGCTATAGAGGCTTAGAATTTACACTTAAAACAGATTACTAATGTCTATATATTTCCCTAAATCCCAAATTAAAGAAAACCTATATACTCAAGGTGGAGAACTTCGTTTAGTATCTAACAAACAAGAATACTCAGGGTATTATTGGAAATATGCTACATCAAGATTTTTTACAGGTAGAAGTCCAGCCGATACTCCCTCTTTAGAATTAGAACCTATAGTTAATAATACTCCTAATTTCACTAACCCCCCAGACAATATTGTTGTTAGTAAATTGGCATTAGCAGGTGCTGATCCTGACCCTGATAACTTTCCTTTATTTGATGAACAAGGTAATTTCTTAATATATGAGGATGAAATAAATAAATACAATAACATAGGTAATGCTCCTTTGACTTTATCTGCTAAATCAAGAAGAATGCCTACTCCTACTCAAAATTTCCCTAATACTAATGATTACACTAGAGGAGAATTTACTCGTTATTTTGCTAAAAAAGTTAATCAAATAGCATATTTTGAAGTATCACCCTCACAATACTCATCTTTAGTATCTAAAGACAGAAAAATTGTATGGGAATTATTTATTCCTACTTCTATACCTTGGAAATTAACAGGTGATAAAAATGAGGTTTATACTGTAAATAAGAGAATGGTTGAATTATATGAACAAAAATTAGAATTATATGGTTTTGTAGAGTATTTTAAAAATAATTTCACAGAATATTATATAGATAATTTGGCAACATAACTGCAGGATGTTATATTAACATTAATTAAGGTTATGTTTTGGCTAATTGAAACTGAAAAAGATTTAGAGGTATTACAACAAAAAATAATTAAGGAAGCTTTTGTTGAGATTATTCCTTACCATAATCATATTCATCCTGCCTTAAATAATATATCACTAGTTTATATTAGGCCGTTTAACGACACTAAAGGTTATATGTTATGTGTTTCGCATAGCGAAACTGCCTCGCTTAATAAAACGTTAGTAAACGCTATACTACAAAAAATAGAACGAGTATGGGTACAAGATAAGAAACAGGCATTGTATTACTTTCCATTAAAATGCTTGTGCGACCTGTCCCAACTTACTCCTCCATATATACAAGATCCACCTAAAGTATATAACCACTTTTACTCCAAGTATCCTAACTATAAAGAAACCAATAAATTAATCCCGGTAGCTAAACACTATGAAAAATGTGAACATATTTATAATCACGTTCGTAGTGTTTTACCTAAGGAACTACCAGATTGGTTTGATTTTTATAACAGTAAGGTAGTATTAGCGTTCTTTGGTATTGAAAAAAACGGATTAAAAATAAACAAATATGAATTTGATAAACACTATGAACTTAACAACGAATTTTATTCTATACAAGATGATAGAATCTACACCAGTTACAATTTGGCTACAACAACACGTAGACCAAGTAACTCTTTTAATGGTGTTAATTTCGCAGCGATAAATAAAGACGATGGCGCAAGGAGGAGCTACATATCGAGTCATGGGTTTGTGGAGTTCGATATTAGCGCATACCATCCTACTATTGTTGGTCGCTTACTTGCCTATGATTTTGGCGTTCTCGATGTCCACCAAGCGTTCGCAGACCTCTACCAAACGAGTTATCAAGAAGCAAAAGAAATCACTTTCAAGCAACTTTATGGTGGTGTATTTAAAGAGTATGAGCATCTGGAATTTTTTCAGAAAGTAAAAGAATTTGTAGCAATAAATTGGAAGGCGTTTAATAACTCCAGTCAAGTTATTGTGCCGATTTCAGGTTATTGCTTTGAAAAGGATAAGCTGGAAAATATGAATCCACAGAAGTTATTTAATTATATGTTGCAAAACATAGAAAGTGCTATTAATACTAGGATATTAATGGATATACATAAGTTATTGAGGGGTAGAAAAACCAAGATTGTGTTATATACTTATGATAGCTTTTTGTTTGAGCTTGGAGACGGGGAAGAAGATATAGAAATTGAAATAAATAAAACATTTGAAAAATATAAACTAATTACAAAAACTAAAAAAGGTTATGACTATGATTTTACAAGAGAATAAACATATGTATATGGGATACGATTTTGATTTAACTACTATACTCGACGTGAATAATAAGTTATTTTGTACTTTTACAGCTTTAGAGGGTTTAGATGAGCTAATTAGTGAGCTGACTAGGGCCTATTCTATTATGTATAATAAGATGTTTGTTTTGTATGTAAAAAGTACAGATGAATATGTTGTTACTTATAATGTAGAGCAAGGTAATGTTGAAGGTATTCCATTGAATACTATTCTAGTACATAGGAAGAAAGAAACTAATACGCTTTATACTATTAACGCGTTGAATGATTTGATTAAAAAATTAAACGGGGGAGTGGTTGATCCATCTTACCGTGTAAATTGGCAACACTATAAAAACTGTATTTTGTTAACCAACCATAATGAGTTAAAACAATTGAATACAAAAGTTTATAAGATTGTTGAGCTTTAAAAAACGTCATTTGAAAGTCTAGAATTTCCTTCGTATATTTATGACATATTGATAAACATGAAAAAAGCAGACAACTTTAACTTAAGAAAATTCATTACTGAAGGTAAGTTAGTAAAAGAAATGATTGATATCCAAATCCCATTTGATCAAATGGAAAAAATGGAAGAATTAGCTGGAAAGGATAATATGGATAAATTAAGAGATTGTAGTCGAGACATATTATTAGCTTTAGTTGATAATAACTATGATGATAATGAAGCTGTTGATTTTATGACCCAATATTTAAAAAACTTTTTATAAAATAATGAAAAA